GGTTCGTTCTGCATCATTTAAAATATTTTTTATATCTTCTGCACATTCATGTATTTTTCTCATACAAATGCCTCCATAAATCTTAATATTTCAGTTTACTGATCCTTATCTCTTGCTATTGCTTCCCGAATCCTGTCTGCAAACAGAGCGCAGGCTTCATCTACCGATGCAATATTATCTCTTATATCCTGAGTTGGTATATCAAGTTCTTTTCCAAGTTCATAGAGTACCTCGCAGACACCATCTGTATAAGTTGCCTCCTGCGCCGATTTCTCATAATTTGAACATTCAAAAAGACTTTCAGCAATATCAAGTCCTTTGTTCAGTCCCTCCATGTAAGATCTTTCTTTTTCCGATCTAAGCTGTGACGCTCTTTCCTGTATTGCTCTTGAATCATTGATTGCTTTGAGAGCCTTGTCCGTATCAATATTTGTTGCTTTATACATTTTTTCTACCTCCACTAAATCCTAAATGATTTTCTTTTTGCGCCGGAGATGCGCTGCCCAGTACTCCGTTATCTTGTACTTGGGGCACTCGTCCCTCCACATCTCCCGTCCTGTCTTGCCATCCCAGTGGATGCAATCCTCGCAGTTATAGCACGGTTCATCCATCTCTCCCTGGCAATGGTCAAAGCAGTTTGGATTATTTGCACAATGCTCGCAGATACATCTACTGCAACTCATACCATTCCTCCGCTAAATCCTAAAACTACCATCCCATATCATTTCTATCGCCGATGGCATTGGGATCTATCATGTATGACATATTTAACTTTGCTTCCGCAAGTTCCTTCTTTAATTCCTTCACCTGCTTTTTTAATGCTGCATTTTCATCCATAATTTTCATGATTTTGCAATCTTTCTTCTGATCACACTTGTTGCGCACAGAATAGTTATCACACATCTGACAGATCTCTGTCTTACTCATATTCTCTACCTCCGCTAAATCCTAAGTTACTTACAAAAGTCGCATACTGTATTACACTTTTTCCACTCTTCCGAATGTTCCGCATATCCATCAGCACCGTTCAAATATTTATAAGCAAGTACATTTAGGCACCTTTCACAAGCAGATGCTAAAACAGCAATGGCTTCTTTCAACGTGTAATCTCCACTATTTACCATTGCAAGGATAAGATCTTGATTTCCACCGCCAATGCCTGTATGCTGTTCAAGTAATAGAGTGGTTTCCGTACCATAATCCCATTTTCTACCCCAGGGTTGCCACCACTTTCTTAACTGACTGCATCCACACGCAGCACATGTATGTCCTTTATATCCCTTTATTAGGTCGTTGTCTTTTTCCCACCATTTTCGTTTATGCTTACAGCTTGATTTTTCATTCTTATCATGCACCTTATATATTTTTTCCGTAACCTCTAAAGGGAAGCATGAATGGTATGTAACCACACCTTCCGGTATATCACAGCTATAATCATCTGTTTTTTTGATCATCTTTCCGTTTTTATCCTCGTACCAAATTCCCATTTTTAATTTTTCACGATCAATATTCATATATTATTATCCTCTCATTCCTAATTTAAGCTAATATGTGAATTTCCTGTTTGATATCATCGCTTTCAATATCCGATACTGTTTCTTCGAAAAAAATAGCATCTTCTCCATTCATATCTTCTTTAGTAACAGTTTTTCCAAATTTAATATCATATCCTGCTGGTAATTCCATAAGTAATACTATTAATTCATAATTTTTCATCTTCATATCCTCCAATTCTAAGTTATTTTTCATTCTCCTCAGCATTGCTGATACTAATCTTTTGCATTGCCGGTAGTGCCAGTGCCACTAAACACCACGCTGATCCGGTATATTTGATAGCAAATATCACCGCTGTTGCCGTAGATATCCAAGCTGCTGCATAAGCAAACCACACATTTTTATTTTTCATAGCATCCTCCTTTACCATCCGATGATACATTATCCTGGCATCAATCCATACTCTGGTAAATCCCGGAGCACGTACCGTATCCGGCGCACCTCTGTCCGTCCAGTATATTCTCCACCTGCGAACTCCATTAAGATTAGGACATATCCCAGCTGTACATCATCTTCATCTTTTCGCAATTCAAAGTTACTTATTTACCAGTTCTGCCAGCTGAATAAAATCAAGAGTTTCGCACCCATCATATAAGTCATATACTTTCTCCACGATTTCATCACAATACCCTGCTTCTTCCAACTGATCCGAAAAATCAGGATCAGAAGATGTACAACCATATTCTGTTTTTGTTGATTTTTTCTGAAATTTTTCGTTTTTAGACATTTCCAATGTTTCAATGCAACCATTATCCGTTGTTTCAATGCAATATTTCATGTGATTTTCCTCCTGTTTTTTAACTTTCTTTTGAGTTTCTTTCGATAGATAACTCAAATTTTTAATTAAATTTTTCATTTCTTAACTCAAATTTTGAGTTACTATTTCACTTTTTATTTTCTGATTTCACTTTCTTGCTCAATATTTAAGTTTTTGAACATTGCACACATCACATCAACCACGATACTGTTACCAAACTGCTTGTAAAGCTGTGTGTTGCTGTTGACCGCTGCCATCTTGGAGATATCTTCATCAGATACTCCCATAAGACGTCCACATTCTATCGGTGTCAGCTTTCGAATACTATGTTGTAATTTCACACTTTCATATAATTTTCTCATTGCTGGCTCTGCTATTTTTGGTACATTGCAATGACCAACTGTAAGTGTAGGTGCAATTCCATCTGTATAAACAACTTTTCCATCCTGCGATGAATTTATTCTTCCAGCAACTTTTATAAGACAATTAGAACCATCTTTGTAATATCTAGCTGGTATTGTTGATGCAATGTCATCAACATCTTTAATCACTGCATGAAAAGTATTTCCTTTTTCTTTCTGCTTTTTTGCGTGTTCCAAAAATCCTTTCAATGCCTTATCACTTACATAGAATTTGTCATCAATCACTTCTTCTTGATAATCACGTATTCTTTTTGTAAGTTGTATAGCTTCAGGAAAATTATATGAATATTCTCCCAAAAATGAAAACATGAAACATCTTTCACGGTTCTGTGCCACTCCGTAGTTCTTTGCGTTTAAGTCCTGCCAGTAACTTACATATCCAAGACTTGTCAGAAAATCGATCCAGTTTTGAAAATCTACCATGTTTGCATCGGCATGGACTTGTGGCACGTTTTCCATGAACAAAATCTGTGGTAACTCACCTCCACCATCTCTTATCTCTTTCAGAATCCGTTCAACTTCCCACAAAAGACCGGACCGTGTTCCACTACCTTTTTTCATTCCTGCTTGCTTCCCGGCAACCGATAAATCGGTGCATGGAAACGAGTAAGTAAGTAAGTAAGTGAAGGCTTCCGTATTGCAGATATTCAAATCATCCGCATGAACCTTTGTTATGTCCATTGTATGAAAATCTGTGCCATGCACCGCATTGTAGCTTGCTACGGCATACTTATCAAACTCAACAACTCTGTAATGCTCAAATTTTGCACCGATTCTTTCCAGTGCCATTGCCTGCGAACCATATCCGGCAAACAGTTCTATCAGCCTTATAGGCTTTGTAATACGTATCTGTTCACGTATCAGGTCAAAAATGCTCATCTGATTCTGACATTCGTAATCAAACTTATCTAAATCACTCATTTTTTCAAGGAGACCGCATATGCTTCACTCTGGCCAGAGTCTCGGCTCCTTTCTTGATTTTATCTAACTATTGTTTCACTCTGTTCCTTGTACTGTCTCCCTGCCATCTGCACCAGATAATGCTGTAAGGCTTCTGCGACGCTGATACTGTGCTTTACGCAGTATCGGTCAACGTAACGCTTAAAGTCCTCATTCTGCTCGTACAGGGCGGTGTAATCAATGTTCTGCATCTGTTCCACCTTTTTCTTCTTTCTTCATAGTAGCACATATGGTATTCCCGGAAAACGTATCTGATACTCTCCATCAGGGCAGTTCTGTTCATGCTTGTGCATAAACCACTCGAAAACAGCCTTGATTGCCATTTTGGTAACGTCTTCCTTTTTTCCTACCCATTTATCATTTTTCAGATTGCCATAGTAAATAGTATCTGTGATAGGGCTGACACCCATTGCCTTAGCCATCTAATCCGCCTCCCCGTAGCGGAACCTTTTTATAAAATCATCCGCATCAATCAATCGCATCGTTTATCCTCCTCCGGTTTCTTGCATCTTTCAAATTCGATAACCCACACCCACGGATTAGCGCCCCAACCGTAGCGGTCAATGTCGGATTTATTGATGGTTGAATCCCAAAGGTCATGAAACATCCATTTTACAAAATCTTCTCCAACGTGTTTTAAAGGTTCTTCTTCAATTCCTTCTTTCACACACCCTTTTCCGTCAATATTCTGCAACCGCTCCACTTTTACATCCGTAACTTTAAGCCAGATTCTAGCGGCTTCTTTCGGCATGTGGATGGAGGGATGCCACCTTGCATCTCCGCTTATTTCGTTGGTTGCTCGATACATATAGCAACCACAGGTTTTATCCAAAACACTTTTCTTTGGTTCTTTGGGGCAATTCCCTCTTTCGTCTCCCTCACATTTCCAACATTCAAAACGTTCCCATGTTTCCCGGACATACAGGATGTCGCCCGGACAGATAGGACAGGTTCTTTCTGCTATGCTTAACTGCTCCGTATGTTTCTTATCTGCAAAGTTATGTACTGCATAAGTTCTCTTGTCGGCATTGTAAAATTCCATATCCGGTACGGTATACTCATTTGCATCTTTGCATATCCGCCGGGTGCAAGTCTTTCTTCCGTCCAGAATTGCCCGAACCATTTCTGTATTGAATAAAATCGGTTTAATTGTCATCTGTTCCACCTGCCTTTACAATCTCGATTGCTTTGTTTATGCACTCTTCTATGCATTTTTCATATGGAGTGTTTTTATAGTAGCACATCTCTTCATTTCCATAGTCCTCCAACTGCTCTACAATCTTGTTCTGGTCGTAGATCTTACTTTCTGTAAATGCCTTTTCCATCATCACTGCGGTTTCCAACTCAAAGTTACCGCAGCAGGTACCCATATCCGCAATACATCGTTGGAAGAAATCTACAAATCGGTCTGCGTTATAGTCCACTTCAAATGCCTCTGGAATATCAATCAGTATTTTCATCGTTCGCCCTCCTGTTCCATGCTTCAATCAGCTTTTCTTCATTGTAATCTTCTTTCAACATCATCATTCTTCCACAATTCATGCATTGTACGTAAAATTCGCATAAGATAGCACTTTTTTTCTTACATGATGGACACGGCTTAAGTTCTTCGCTCATTCTTCACACCCCTTTTCTTCCAACGCATTGTATAAGCGCAAGTATATTTCAAAATCATTCGGGTTCATTTTGTCCGAAAGAAAATCCAAAAAATCCTTATTTTTTAGGCATTCCTCCACCGTGCCTATCTTGCGGTACTTCTGTACCTCTTCCAGTGCCTTGATTGCCATCTCGTAACCTTGGATTTCGTTTTTTCTCTCGTAATTTTGTGTACACATTTTGGCTAAATCAATAGATGTCTCAAGTTCTTTGATTGCTTCATTCTCCGTCATGGCTACTCCTCGCTTTCTTTCTGTAACCATGTCAGCGTACAATCCTTACAATCATGGCTAAAATCGCATACCTTGTCACTTTTTAATAAATTCCGCAGGACACATAATAGCGCCATCGCCAGTTCTTCGTCCGTCATTCTCCTGATCCGGTCTGCGTTGGTCATAGGGGAGTAGTGCTCGCAATCTCTTTCTATGTCCTCATGCGGACAGTCGTTGATTTTGTCGCACCATGAGTACGCATCAAACCCGTTATCCTTTGTTTCTAAATTCTTGCAGTTATTACATTTCACCATCTTCCACCTACTTTTCTTGCAAAAATCTCTTGATGACATCAATATCTCTGTCCAGCACGCTTAAATGCTCTTTGTTCATTTTTTGATAGACAATCAAGGGATTCTGTCTTCCTGCCTTTTTTGCTCTTAATACTTCCCATATACCTTTCGGTTCTTCAATCGTCCATCCGGTTTTGATAAGCCATTTGCGAAAAGCATCCCATTTGTTGCTATGCAGTGTGTTCCTATTTGCCATATTCTACCTCACTTTCCTGGTACGTCTCCGGCAGTGGCATCCAAGCTATAACATTTACGCTATCAATATCATCACCGAGGACAAACCGTCCTCCCAAATATTGTACAAAGCAACAACGGTTTCGATATGTATCCCATCCAATTACGCTATTAAGAGATTCTTCCGGCAGTCTCTCGCTAACCGGAATCCACTTGCCATATTGTCCCTTCTCCTCGGCATCCTCATAGGCGGCTAGCTTCTCCGTTGGACTTCCGTTACCGTAATCAGGCAGTCTCCAAATTGTCTCTCCGCATCTTTCGCATTCAAACGGATGCTTATATACCGCCACTCCGGCTATATTTCTAGTTGTTAGTCTCTCCATCCTTGCTCCTTTCCGGAATCCTCGGTCTCTCTGCAAATTGAGGATAACTGCAGTCATATGGAATATGATTCCAGTGGTCAAAATGCCCCACAATAGAACTGTTTTGCATACTGTATAATTCATTCTCGCTATGAAATCCTCTGCTCACGATTTTGCACTCCTTTTCCCGTATGTACTTGCGATTCTGTATACATTGCAAAGTTCTCTATAATATATTTCCTGGGCATGGATATAAGCATCCACACGGTCAAGTTCCGTTTCACACCACTTGGCAAATTCTTCTGTGGATAACGGTGTCTCTGAAGTATCAAATTTCTCACTGTTATCAATCACAAAACTCACCATATCAACCGGAATGTGGTTCAAATCCGCAAGAATCTGAATCTGTTTGTCCTTGTCCTCTGCTTTTTTATAATTCGCCAACAATTCATAGCCTGTCATTTGCATTTGCATCACCTCTTATCAAGTTTGATTTCATTGTCGTAACAACGCTTCTTTGGATTTCCCTCTACGGGAGAAATCATCTTTTTAGGGTCTGTGGTGTATGCTCCGTTTAGCTTTACACCTATTTTGCTTTTTTCATCCACGTAGCAAGATGGCTTGTAACGATCCGGTGGAATGTAGTTGTGAATGCGCCAATGCTTTACAAGCATAACACCACTATCGAAAGATAAAAGGAATCTATTGTCTATCAATGCTTTCAAATCATCATCAGAAGCACCGCACATCCTTATGATTTTCCGTGGGTTATTTACAAATCCGTCATCATCAGCGTTCATACAGATATGGAAATAAAGCATTTGAGCCGTAGCAGGAATATCCAAAAAAGCATCACTCTCAATTATTTTTGCGCTGAACATTCTTTTTTCTGCCATTTAGAACTCCTTACTCAAAAATAGGCTTCTCAATATAGATTCCGGTGTTTTCCACCAGTTCTCTCCACAAGTCCATAAAATCTTTTCCGTTGCACTTGTCTCCTGCTTTGTCCATGTGGTCAGAAAACTTATCCTTGAAATTCGTCAGCTTCTTCTTACTAAATCCATCTTCCATAAGAATTACCATTCCATATAGGATGTACCTTGTGGACAACTCATTGATAAGGTTGTTACATCTGACCTGTTCCCTGATGCATTTCTGCGCTACAACCGACTTGTAATGTGGATAATCAGCTTCGGTAAATTCCTTGTACTCAATCGTCCAGTCTGCAAAATCGTTAAGCCTACTCTGTAACTCCGTATAAGGCTCATTCTCGTACTTTTCGTTGTACTCGGTGAATTTACCGCAGAAGTCATAAAGCTTCGTCTGTGAGTACTTGTAGTCTTTCCACAAGGTATAGCAGAACAGTGTCAGTATTCCGGTAAATGGGCTTCTCTCCGCAGACTGCTTCAAAAGTTCTGTCTGCCGCATGATTTTCAAAATTTCCTGCGGATTGTCATATCGTTTTGGCATTTTATGTATCACCTCTTTTCAAGTTCTGGCTCTTTCCTTTTGCAATGAGTAGCACCGTATTCTGATTTTCCTACATATTCGTAGCAATCAACACATTTCCATCTACCACTTTGATACGGTTTGTGAGTACGTCCGTTGATTGAGTGCATTGTGTTTGGGTACTCATTCCAACAGCTACAATCGTAATTTTTTTCGCTCATGTAATCTTCTCAAATTGCTTTAACAGGCATTCCTTACAAAACTGTACACCGTCAAACTCGTAAAGTTCCTCTACCTCTTCCTTACAATCATCGCAATACAAATGTTTCACATTTATGTTCGGGCACCTATTGCCGAGACATGGATAAGCTTCAGTTGCACATCCGCAGCATTCACCTTCGTATTTCACCATTTTCTGAAAAACTCCTTTAATTTATTGCAGACTTGCTGAAATCTATACTTAAATAAGTATTTTTTAAAAGATTCAGTTCCATATTGATAGCAAAGATACATAATTTGTTTTTGAGTAGAAAGAGATTCATAAAACTCCTTGTCAGTTTCTTCAACGTATTGTAAAAGTACTTCATAGTCTGTTTTATTCATTACTTTCACCATCCTTTTCTCCATGCAAAAGTTCCATAAACCGAACAAATTGTCTTTGCGACACGGAATTGTTCTGCTTCTCAGGCTTCAAACTGATGACCAGATGCTTGTCGGCAATGTTCGCCAGTTCCCTTGCAAGGTTGATTTTGCCTTGTGCCAGTCCATCACGGTAACCTTTTCCCGGTCGGTACTCTGCGATCTGCTTCTTTCCATCACCTTGACCGCCTGCTGTCTTGTTGCGAAGTTGGTAACCCTCGTCTGCATAACGTTTAATCCAGTACTGCTCCCACTTGTCCAGTTCTTCTACCGGATAATTTAGGAATCCGATTTTCCAACCGTATATATTATCCGCAGAATATAATCCGTGGCTCTTCATGGATAAATCAATGTGCTGGTATCCGTTAAGATGCCCTGCCAGTCTTTGGAGTAGGTGTACCGCCTGTCCCACATACGCAAATCGGAAACCATCCTCGTCTGTTCTTGTCAGAAAGTAAATTCCACTTCCATCGTCTACGTGTGGATTAACCGCCAGTATTCTTTCACGATTCTTTCTCTCTATGGATTTTGCTTTTGCTATATTCTTCCAATCAGCCAACCACATCACCGCCTATTCTTCTAAAACGCTCATATCATATCCGCTGGCAACAAAACTTATTGTTTTTTCATGGTTACATCTGTTTCCCAAATATGTGTATATTTTTTCCATATCTTTCTCTGAAAAAGTAGTACCCAAAAAATCATTTATTCCTTGCAAAATGAATTTATGGAATTTGTCATTGCTCTTTTTAGTGCTGTATGGTTCTGTTTTGTATGCTGCCCTTGAAAGCCATTCCAAAACTTTACACTTCACATCCATTTCTGTATTACAATCTTTCAATATAAAATATGTGTTGCTTTCGATATGTGCTATAAATTCTACTTTGATTGTTACAACACTATTCGGAAAGCAATTCATAAGTTTAGATATTAAACTCCACTCAATCAAAACGGGCACTCCTTTCCATTCCGTAAAATCCATTCCTTGCCTGCTGCCGCATAGTCCACATTCGCCAATGGAACAATCTTTTTTACCTCTGCGACACATTCTTTGGCATCAGAATTATCACGGCTTAAATGGCACAATATGACGTTCTGCAGGGCATCTGATTTGTTCGCAATGACAAATTCTTTTACCGTTTCCAGTTCCATATGACCACGGTACACATGGGATTTCTTAGCATCGTTGGAATCCTCTGCAATGTACTTCTTTTGATAGTTACATGAAATAAGGATGTGGTTTACTTCATGGAACCGCCACTTAACAAATTCCGTGTCGGTGACATAAAGCAATTTTCCCATTTCCGGGTGAGTAATCAAAAATCCATAACAAGGGCATTCTGAACCATCAGCGTTGGTATGTGTCCACTTACCATCCAGTGTAGTAAGATCAAATGCCATTATTTTTCCACCAGTAAAGCATATTTCCATAGGTTCTAAACTCTCATATGGCTTAAATACTGGTATTCCCATGTGTTCAAGTTCTGATACGGATAATGAGTGGTCTTTGTGCGTATGGGTGCATATCGCACCCACAACGCACTTAATATCCCAGTTAAGACCACGTTTTATGTCCATGATAGGAAGTCCTGCATCCAGTAAAAGTGTTTCACCGTTATCTGCCGTTAGAAGATAGCAGTTACCGGAAGAACCGGAACCTAAACATTTTAGTTTCATATTGCTATTCCTTTCTTTGCTTCCAAACGGCACCAACAATCAATAAATCTTTCTTCGTCCTCTTCCTTTGATACAAGATATTTTCTATATTTTGAAATCAGTGGCTTCATAGAATCTTTGTAAACATCTGTATTTATATAGTTCCATATATCCATATAAATAGTATTAAATTTACAAGATGGCATATATTCCCATACATCTTCATTTACAATTTCAACCTTATTATTCAATGGAAGTTGATCTTTTACTAAATCTATAACTTCTTCTGATTTCTCAACAACAATAATCCTTTCAACATTACTTTTATCTTGTATTGCCAAAAGAATCATTCCAATTCCAAGACCACCAATAAGAACATTGCCATGAGCGTTTATGACAAATTTGGAATTTGTACGCTTTTCCATATATGTGTCAGACATTACAACTTCATTTTTATGTAAAAGACGTACATATTTTCCAACACTAATTCCATGAATAAACGCATACAAATTATTAGGAGTTATTTCAAATTTTTCAATTCGGAAATCTCCACACTGTCCTTCTTTTAAAACTCTATACATATCTGTATACATATTATTCAACCTCTACTTAAAGCAATCCGGTGTCTCTGCGCTGGCAATGTCCGTCTCTGCGGTCTGCGGCACTTCCTCAAATGTTGCGTCAGGAAACTCGATATTGTTTGCATTTGCCTGTACCTCTTCTGCCACAACTTTTTCCACATCAAGTTTCACATCGGAAACATCAGGAAATTCTTCCTGTGCATACAAACCTTGGAATTTATCCGGAAAAGCTTCTCTTAATGCCTGTACAACAGCAACTTTTCTTATCATTGTTGCAGGCTTTTTAGACCATTGATTGTTGATTGTTCCATCTTTTTTTCTTCCAACATATTCATCGAAAGATACTGACTGGTACTCCGGTGTCTCTCTTCCTTTGATAAACACTTTAGCCCAACCTCCTACAATATATTCGTCCTTAAGGACAAAAGATCCTTCTCTTTCTTCAACGGAACCATCTTTCTTCTGAACAATAATTCCTGCTTTTTTCCCTGCATAATTCGGATTTGCATCGGCTCTTTTTGTAAAAACATCTTTTCCGGTAACAATCGTAGCAGGATCATTGTTTCCAAACTTAATGAGGTATGCTTCTTTCAAAAAAGGATTAAGATGCTGATATCTGCAAAGAGACATAAACATCATTACTTCCTGATCCGATACGTTTCCACCACCGCTTACAAGGTACTTTCTTACCGTTGTTGGGGAAATTTTTACAATTTCCCCATTTGATTCGTATTCCACAATTCCTGTGTTTTCCTGCTTCTTTTCGTCTGCCATGTTTCTACCTACCTTTCTACTTTCTTAAGTCCTTTAATGTTAATGATGAATACCTGTGTTGTCTTGGGATTCTGAATCAATGCAAGTGTTTTGTCGTGAATATTTCTGTAACAATCGTCGTGCTTTTCAATTCTCAAAACCTTGTAGTTATCTTCTGTGCTAACGGCTGAACCATAGATAAAATTCTGTTTGTATCCATTAAAACCGCTCCATTTACCGTATGTTCTGTACTGCTTACCAGAATCTGTGACCTTTACGGTATCTCCCACGCAGATTTCGTCTTTCTTCTCCGGCTTGTAGTTTTCGAGGACAACGTACTCTTCGTGCCATAATCCAGTATCTCCGTCAGAATTTTTGCAAATACATCCTGATGTCGTAACATAAGTTACTTTGAAAATATCTCCGTTTTTATAAGAAGGAATAGCAGGTTTCGCATTAACAACTTTGACGTACTCACCAATTTTAGCTTTTCTTTTCACCTCACCATCATCAGGCTTTGCATCTTCGCCCATCAGCCGATTAAAAGCCAACTTAGCACCAGTCCGGAAATCAAATTCATCAGCCGGGTTGCATTTTGCTTCTGCTTTCTCTCCAGTGGTCTTGTCCAGTGCAACTACTTTGTTGTCGTTGCGGTAGATGACAATGGTTTCCTGTTTTGCTTTTCTTACCAAATCAAAATATTTTTCTTCAACCGTAAATACTTCCCCAACACTGCATGACCCTTTTATGATTTTTATATCCATCGTATAGTCTCTTAATTCTGTAACAATGGCTTCTCTTACAACAGATGTGGTAGTTATGGTATAATTTTCATCTGCTTTTTTGTTTGGTTTAACCACATCTCCAACATGGAATTTATGTTTCATACTTATTCCTCGCTTTCCGGCTCGTTCATAAACTTGCCAAATTCATCATTTTTCACTTTTACATCAGCCTTGCAAATCTCCTTAATGCTCTTAGGCATTACATTCCATGTGACATCAGTACCGGAAATCTTTCCCTTGAATTTCAATGCTCCACGATCTGTCAGACCCATGTAAACACCCGTGTAGCACTTGCCCTCTGCATTAAAAACCACGGTGTCACCGACATTGATTGTTTCTCCGCTTGTTGTCAAAACAGAAATGACTGTCTCTTTCTTAATCTGCATTCTCTTCATTCCTTTCAAACTCTTTCAATTGCTCCGCCAACTTCTTACATTCATCAGCAACATATTCTTCTGAACGAACGACATCGACACCAACAGGAAATTTACTTTCTATCATTTTTTGCATCTGATAAATTTCTTTACGGCTTGGGAATTTCTGTATTGCATAATCAAAATCCGCCTTATCTCCAGCGTGACCGCAATCGAACCCAAACCACCATAAATCACTTTTGATAGGATAATTTGAATTTTTTCCACCGCCTGCGTATGTAATACCACCGTGGCACTGGAAATATGCTTCAATGCGGATTCTTTCATCTTCATCCATGTAAGCACCAAGCAAAGGGAAAATGCCACTTACTTCTCTGCCCCAAATATTTGATTTTTTAATTTCAAGATGGTAATCATAATTTTTTCCGTATAACGTATGATTCTTTGGAATGCCAACATATCCGCACCTGTGAGCCATATTTCCAAATATCACAACGCATTTATACCCTACGTGTTCAAACTCACGCTCGACAATGTAGCGTTTCTCTGCTTCATTACTCATTCTTCACTTCCTCCACTCTCAAACTCGCATCATCACTTCTGCGAAACATAATCAACTGACTGTCAACATCAGGAATCTTCCAAGGATCAAGGCTCTCGGTATCATCAACCATAATAGGCAATTCCACCCCGCACCGCTTCTGAAACGCATTGCAAATGTCAATCTCCGTCAGAATCCTTGCTCCGTGGTTCATGTTTCGGCTGTAAGGCTCTCCCTTGTAGATAAAGTCGCAGCATTCCTCGGTATCACCGTTCACAAGCGGTCTGAACATCTTTACGTGGCAGAACTCCAAATACTCGTTCACATCAGATTCCAACAGTTCATTCTTCTTCCGGCTAAATTTCTTTAACAGGTCAAGCTGTGCCTGCACATCTGTAATCTTCTGTGCAATGTTCTTGCGCTCCTGTTTCAGTTCTGTGATACGCTTATCCACACTCTCGTTAATGCTTACACTCGCCAAAGACTTATCAACCACAGAAATATCATTGCGGATCTGCTCTTCATCACCTTTTAACTGGATTCTAAGAAGATTCATGTCAGTGAATTTGTTCATGGAAGCTTCTTTCTCTGCAATCTGTGACTGGAAAGCTTTGTATTCTTCTGTGTTGGAAATATCCACGCTTGCCGGAATGGAATTTAAGGCATTATCAGCAATGGCAATCTCTTTTTCCAACCGTTCCACTTCATCCTCGGTCTTTTTCAGTTCCTCACGCTTATGTTCCAATTCTGTCTGATCCGCTTTGATATGGTCAGCGCAGGAAGAACCCTCTTTGGTAATCAGTTCCAATTCATGTGCCTTATGCGTATCAAACTCCGTTCTTAACTGCTCTTTCTTATCTTCCGGATATTCCTGTCCACAGTAGGAGCAAATCAGAGAGTTTTCATCAAATTTAAGGCTTTTATTCAAATCCCAACTCTTCTTCAAGTCCTGTCTCTTCTGTTCATACTGTGAAATGCGCTTTTCCAGTGCAGTGATCTCTTCACGAATGGTATCTGCCTTAAGCAACTCTTTCTGATGCTCATTCTGAATCTGATTCAGTGTTGTGCGCTTCTCTCTTCTGTCCGCATCCAGTTTTTCATTTGCTTTCTGCTGTAATACACTCAACTGACCTTTTAACTCAATGATTCCATCAGACAGCTTATCGTAGGACTTCATGCTGTTCTGCGTATCTGTCTGCTGCTTAATGTTCTCTGACAGCTTATCCTGTAAAGCTTTCTTTTTCAGTTCCAGATCAGCAAGGTCAATATCCACTCTCTGACGGCTAACCTCGTCAATGCGGCTAGGAATTTCATCTAGCAGATCCTGCAAGCCCTTGGTTCCATTTCTTCCCCTTGTGCCGTACAACTGCGTATTGCAACGCTTTTTCAGTTCATCAACAGTGCCATCCTGCAGAACAGTCCTTAATGCTTCAAACTCCGGAAACTGATTGCAAATGTCATCATTACTGTGCTGACCAAACATATCAGTAAGAATTGCTCTCTGATCCGTGCCACCTTTCAGCAGAAGTGTCATGGCATTGATGCAAAGTGAAAACTTTTCTTTTCCGCATACACTCTCTTCCAAAAACGCTTCAAAATCTGCTGCCTTTTTTGGAATATCATTCACATAGTAATCCGTGACATTTCCGGTAAACTCGCCTTTCTTATTGAAGTTCTGACGGCATACTTTTTTCAGAACCTTGTCTGTACCGTCAATCTCCACGGTAACTTCTGCGGTAATATCTCCGTCAATGTCATTGCCGTCCTTATCGTGCGGTCTGATTCCGGTGATTTCTCTGCCGTTCTCGTCACGGCAGCCAAAAATGTACTGAATTGCTCTTTTGATCGTGGACTTTCCAGTTTCATTCACTCCGGAAATCTCTGTCCGGTCGTAAATGTCTGCGTCCAGTGTGTTAGAGCCGTAGAATTTACAGAAATTCTGCAAATAGATGTGCTTAATCCTCATTTTTTCTATCCTCCCAAAGATATAAATACAGTGAATTAACAAACATATAGATTGATACAGGCTTGTCTGTCTCATTGATTTTCTTGTACAACTCTGTGGTTGTGTTTATCTTGTCAACAACCCACTTGATTGCCCGATACACGCTTTCCTTGGTTGTGCTGTGTTCATCTCCGATAATCCGGTAGATTTCAGACAGTCTTCTGTTTCTGTTCTCAAACATCAGCGTTTCAACCTCTATGATGTACTGGAATCCCGGCAAATACTGTTTCAGCCCCAGTTCTACCAAGATTTTTCTAATTTTCCTTTCCATTTCCTCATTCCTCCGGCTTTCAGTCTTCTGTTGCGTGAATCATGTTGTCATCTCCGATATACAAGATTCCTGCATCTAACAATCCTGCAATCAAAATCTCATTCGCACGGACGATGGGGATAATTTCTTTCTTCAACATGGAAATACTCCTTTCTTATCCATTTTTTCATTCCTGTTTCACGGTTCACCAGTCGGTAATAGAAGGATGTTTCACGGTCAATTCTCCACTCTTTAGGATTAAAGAAAAATCTTCCGATTACTCCTTTGACTGTAAACCGCCTTTTGGCACTCATACATCTTCCTCCGCAAGTTTGGCATACTTCCAAGTTGAAACATTATGGTATCCGTCAGCAGAATAAGATGTACAACCTCTGTCCCATGCAAAAACAATATTATTTTCGTATCTTGCGAAATGTCTTTTTTCCCAACGTCCGTCTTCTGAATCTCTCACCAGAATTTTCGTATCCACATGCACTTTCGACCAATCCACCGTAGGCTCTACATATTCCTGTTCTAACCATGCCCTAAATTTTTTTCTGCAGTTGTTGCAACTGCTCCATGCGCAATCATGGCAATTAATAGCAAAGCAATCGCTCAATCTTCCTCTCTTATCAACAGTTATTTTAATGTCTTTTGCAGCCATATCAATAATCTGTTCTGCATACTTCTCTCTGTTCGTCATTTTCCATTCATCCTTTCCAGTTCTGCGCTCCTGGTTAGAATCCAGTCTGCGTAATCACTTAATTCTGTCTTTGTAGCTGCGTTCTTCTCTCCGTGGTAAACCATGAGTACAATTCCAACATCACAGTACTTTTCAAACAATTCCGATAAATAGTCGGCTCCTACATGGATATTTCCGTCCGGATCGTAAATGTCTGTTACTCCCAACCGTTCCATGCGGTCTTTATGCCATCTGTCAGAAATCTGCATCAGACCTTTGCAACCGCCACTTTCCACATCCGGTCTGCCGGAAGATTCTTTCTCGATCATTGCCATGAGCAGTTCCGGGCAGATGCCGTATTCCTCACCGTACTTTACACACGATTCCTGCGCTTCCTCGGAGATAAAACTGCCGGATGGCTGTGCCGTGGATGTAAATGTGATGGAGAGTGCTATTATAATAGGAAGAAACAGCTTTATTGTTGTTCTCATAGGCTTAATACCATTCGGATACGAACGTACCCAGTAAATCACTGATAATGACATCCAAAAACATATTTGATCCGTCCTCTTCTTCTGCAATGTATGTCGTTAAAATTGCATTTGTAAAACTTGCTCCATTACCCATATCTACTTCAATGTCTTTTACAGATACACCGTATGACGCTTCTTCATCATGGAATAACTTCTGGAATGTAGCGGCACTGTCTACTTTCGTAAAGTACATTGCTTTCCCTTTATTGTCCGTTGATGTAATTACACTGTTACTCAATTTCAAATATTTGTTTCTCATTCCTCTTCCTTTCTATGAGCAATACCTCATTGCGTAATTCTTTACGATTCCCTCGAAAATTGCTTTCAACTGTGGTTTCTCATAAATAATTTGGATTTTAGTTGTGCCGTTTTTAATAGCTGTTTCGTTATTACCTGCCTTTTTCATCTTATTTATCTTGTTCCTTTGAAGCATATTTAAGCTACAATGTGCTGTCGTTTCCAGTTCACCGTAAAGCTGTCCATATAATGTCTGATATCCAATTCCACTCTTAACTGAAATCTCCCGTATCCTTCCATTTATTTCCGATTTCCAGTCTCCGATAGGTTTCGTGAAAATGTCTTTCATGTTGGAAACAGTCTGCTCTATGCGATTCACCTTTTCCGCTTGTCTCTTCTGTTCCAGCTCCTGTCTCGCCATACTTTCAGCCATTTGCATAACCATCTGCATCTGTGGAGAAAGTTGTGACCGATTTATTACTTCCTGCTTCGCCCTGTCCTCTATGGTGATAAAATACTGTCTTGCTTCTTTGCCCCTTGCAGAATGGCTTTCCATTGACAGATGTTTCGCAAAGTCGGTAGTCAGTCGGTAATCCTTGCATTCGTTACCGTTCGCCATCGTGGCGAACCCCCACCAGTCCTTGTTTTCCTCGTAAAACTCGTTTTCCTCAATGTTTGTTTTCGCCCATCTTGCAAAATGACTTTTTTCTCCGCTCAAAAACTCGTATAACGCTCTTGCAGTAGTCATTCCGTTTTCATCAACACCAAGTGCAATCTCAATGGGTGTTTTCATGTTTGATGTTTGTAATTCGTTCATTGTTCTCCTTTCTGTGGTATACTCTCCTATAAGGAGGTGATAATTTGGTATACAATGGTTTTTGCGATAAGCAAAACAAAATGTACTCTGTTGATTTTAGGCAAATATCTGTTGGCTCTTTGGAAGATATTAAGCCAAAATTTGAAAATGGAAGATTAGACTGCAAATATGCTGGTCTTACTGGTTGCTGCAACAACCCAAGGCAATGCTCCATACTTCAAAATATCAGCAAGTAATGAAATGGCTCTCTGAAATATGGGAGCCTATTCTTTTTTGAAGTTAATGCTTTCGATTTCTCCTAACCCCTCCTGCATAATCCGCAACACTTTCATATCCGTTGCAAGATTAAGTGCATTAAGGTCAAGTGTAAGAGTAGGAATATCATCACCAACCCCTTGTTTCAGTGTGAAACTTCTCACTCCGTTGATTTTGTGACCGTCAATGAGGACTTCTGTAAAAACTCCCTCTTCACCGTCACACTGGCGAATTTCAATTTTTGATGCTTTCACTCTTCTCACCTCTCTTGGCAGATTTCTCTGCCATCTTCTCTGTTTTTCCATGTTTTTACCTCCCTATTCCAGTAACTCGTCTACTTTTACTCCAAGGACTTTTGCAACAGCCTTTAAATTGTCAACTTGCGGAGCAGATTCATTCCACTTTCGGATAATTCCATTGCTCAATCCGGCTTTCTGCTCCACTTGATAAATATTTGTTCCTTTCTTATCACAAATTTCCTTGATTCTGTCGTAACAATTCAATCTATCACTCCCTTTCTCTTGATTTAGGAATTTAGAGAAAAACTTGACAAAATTTAGAGAATGTTCTAATATAGTAACTGCCAAGAAACCACAGAGAACATTTTTAAATTTAGGCTTTCCTCTAAATCCTAAATTTATTATATAGAGTGTTCTCTATTTTGTCAAGCATATTTTTAGAGCATCATCTAAATTTTAGGAGGACACTATGACTACGGTAGAAAGAGTAAAATCTATATGTAAAGAAAGGGGAATAGCAATTTCTAAATTAGAGACTTCTTGCGGATTTGGTAATGGATATATAAGAAGTTTAAAAAAGGGAGTTATCCCGGATGACCGTATAGAAGTAATTGCGAATTTTTTAGGAGTTTCTATTGAATTTTTGCTGACTGGTAAAGAAGACGGAAAAAAATATTCCGAAAAATACGCTAGATTAGTTTATTTTTTAAGAAACGATCCCGATATGGAAGATTTATTGATTAAGTACTACAATCTTTCTGAGCAAAAAAGAAGTACTGCATTTTCCGCATTTAAAATGATAATCGGAGGTGCGGAATGAAGAGAAAAATAAAAGATTCTAATGATTTTTTTGGCTATTTAATATCAATAAAAAATAAAGACAACAATGTTGTATTAGGTAGGATTTCAAAAGATTATGGTGATTCTGCCATAGATGATTTTATTGATTACATAAATGAACTAGAAGAAATGAAATATATAAAAATAAATTCATTAGAAGACATACATATAGTAAAAAGTAAAGAGCATAATTACATAAGTCCTTTTAAAAAAATTATTGATTATATAGGTCCAAAACTTGTTTACGTTTTAGTGTACTTTATGGGATTATGCTCTCCAATATTTACAGAATATTTAAAGAAAATATTAGGTCTATCTTAAGAAATAATTTGTTAATAATCCTAAAAAGTAAATCAAAATTATTAACGCCCAATTTATTTTTTTTCGATTTTTCATTTTTCCCCCTCTATATCAGAGACAATGACAATGACATATTTCAATATGTCATTGTCTTCTATTCCAGATAGTATCCTTGCAATTTCCTCTCTGTAAAATTCATTGCTTTCGTTCATCGTAACCACACCCCTCTCCCCTTTAATTTTCCGCAGAATCTAAAGTAGCGATACATCACATTATAGAACATACGTTCTAAACAATCAATATATATTTGACTCACGTTTTTTATTGTTGTAAAATATCAACAAAAAGAGGACGGTGAAAACGCCAATAAACACCGCCCTCGCCAGAACTTGATGTCCCTTGAAACAAGGGATGTTACAAGTGTATCATGTGAAAGGGGGACAATAAACATGATAAAAAAAGACCGAATCAAAGAAATATCGACACATCTATCAGTCAACCGTACTAATTATATGTTAAGTTTTCGTGGGAATCTCCACGAATTTCTTAATGAGCCGGACATGACGATTTACAAGCTTGCAGATGAAGCTAATTTGCCTTATTCTACGCTTAATTCAATACTATACGGTAATTCTAACGACACAAAGCTATCTACCGCTGTTGCGCTTGCTAGAGCCTTTGGAATCAGCGTAGATGAACTGGTAGGTTGCGGCACTATGGAAGATAAGATGTTAGAATCTGTCAAGATATGCCGCAGTCTGCCGGAACACTCTCTGTACCTTATCCGTTACTTCATACGTCACCAAGATAAAATCTATTCCAGTATTGAAAAATCGCACAAGTATATTTCTGTCCTTAATCCACAACTTATGAATGGAATTATCGCAACCACAAACTCTGTGGAACCCATGTGCATAGACAATTTGCCGGAAGATATAAAATCCAAGACTTATATCGGTTTGAAAATTCCCTGTGACTACTATATGCCGTTTTATCTTCCAGGGGAAATTATTCTCCTTTCCGCGGATCGTGAACCGCAAGACGGTGAACGATGTATTGTGACCAGTAATGGTGGGATACAAATTGCCGTAAAAACCCATATAATAGAATATGGCGTTAGAAAATGGAGATATGTTTCGCTCATGTCTCCGAACAGTATACTCCCGGGACACATAATTGATGACATGATAGGATATGTGGTTGGTTTCGTAAATAATGACGGTGACTGGGGAATCAGATAAAAATTAAGAGCATGGCTTCTACACCATGCTCTTTTTGATTGATTTATTTTTGCTTTTAATCTCCGCCCATCGGCTATCACTCCTTCTGTAAATGGCAAGTTAAACCAAGATGCCGATTTGACTTTAGTAAATTGTGTATCGTGGAGTTCCGATAATAGCATTTCCAAAATTGGTAACAGGGTATTTGTCACAATAGGCGTACAAATTACATCTGAGCAGTCTAGCGGATCATTAATCATTACCAATATTGCAAAGACATATTACCCTAAAAATGCGTATGTTAGAGCAAATGCAACAGGTGGTACAAGCGGCAACAATCATAATATTTATATTAATAAATCTAGTGGTACGATAATATTAAACCCATCAACGGAACGGTATTATTCTGCCAGTTTCTCATATTTGTCAGATTGAGATTTATTTGAAGAAGCAGCCCAATACCTTGGATTAATTAATTATTTATATGCCACAACAAAATTTAATATAAATGTTGCATCATTGCTAACATTTGCAATTTGATATGCATAAAACTTGCTATTACTTGCAAATCTTACATTAACTGCCCAATCACAATTTGCAAACACCCCAAATACATTTGCATTGTTTGGCAATCCAAAGTCAGACAAGGAGCCTAAAAAGGACTGTTTATTCGCCGCTAATAGAGTAACAGATGTTGATATTGATGCAAATTTCAAACCATTTAAATTGCCATTTACATCACTAATTGCCCCCGTGACAGTGCCGTTTCCGATTGATGAAATATCAGTATTTCCTATGAGAGAAATTAATGTTTTGATGTTCTTTATCGCAAGGCTAACCTTGCCGATAATTCCGCTGAGTTTTTCGCCTGTGGTCGGCTGTGCAAGGTCGGCTGGCTCAGTGAATGCTACGGTTGTGTTGGAAGCATCACCTGTCTTTTTGAGATAATCAGTTAAATCAATATTTGCTAATTTTTGGTCGGTAGTGGTCTTGTCGTAGTAATTCACAAGATTATCAACATCTTTTTTGATATATCCAGCGTCATTCTCTAATTCACTAACCTTTGTAGGTATACCTCCTGTTTGCTGTTTTGCCTGCTCCATATAATACTTTGCGTTATCTGTATCTTCTCCTTCTCTTGTTCCGGTTCCACCTATGGCATAAGATTCAGCCAATACAGATTTTGCATTTGCGGATTGCGCATAAGCAGATGCATTTGCGGATTCTACTCTAATATCTGCTAAATAATTAGGCTGCAGCATATCGTCTGTTACTGATCCTGTTTTTATCGAAAAAGAATAAGTCTTATTCTTTCCAGTACCAGTCACGGATACAGCTATGGTTGCAGAATCTTCAAATGTCAACACCGGAATCATAGAACCAATATCAGCCGTAAACTGTGTTCCATCTTCTGTAGTCATGGTAATGATTCCGTCATCAGACATGGAAAATTCGACAGGTATTTTTTCAATATTAAGGTCAAAAATTACTTTTTCACCATTGTACTTTGTAATAGTAATAACACCGGTTGTTTCATCCATAGTCCAGTCTGCAATATTTCCGTTTATTGCAGACTTGTCTACTTTTAAGGCATCCTGTAATATGATACGGTTGTCCAACGCATCAATGGCAGAATCCATTTTATTAAGATTTATTTCATCAATGTCTGTGTTTTCACTGGGGTAATCTTCCCAGTTAATTCTGGTATAAACCTTATTCATTGCCATCTGCGGTTACCTCGTTTTCCTCTTTCATAATCTGCATATCTGATAACTGTTTAGTCTCCGCATATACTTCATACAGTACAAGCCTTTTCACCTCGATAGGCAACGGTGTTTGATTTAATACTGTCACAAGGTTGCTTTTTAATTTCTTAATCTCAAAATTTGCTGCCATATCAATTCTCCCTTACATAGATTTCTTTTCCTTGCTCTTCTGCATACGCATACAGGTTTTTGCACAGTTCAGATATCTCATATCCGCTCTGTGCAACCACTGTATCCGACATGTCAATAAGTTGCTTCATAAACTCTTCAAAACCATCGCCATCTTCCGTGCTAAACAATGTTGCATTGATTTCCGTAAACGTGGAAATTCCAATGGTAAAAGCTATATATTGCTGAATTTCTTGCCTTTCTTCCATTACTTCTTTCATTGTTTTTCCAATAATCGTTTGAAGAATAAATATTTTTTTTACCATAATAAATCTCCTACGTCATAAGTGTGACAATTCCAGATGTTGCAGTGAGCAAACCTCCAAGTGATGAAACTCCTGTAATAAAATTAACATTATGTCCAGGATAATCAGCAACATTGGCTGTTTGTGTTACCAAAGATACATCTGATACGGTTCCATTTATATAATTTTTTGTGACACTTAATGTGGCACTTGTCAGTACTGTCTTACTGCCTAATATTTGAGAAGTTGTTGATATGTTTTTTACATATTGTGAATTATATGTTGCTCCATTTCCTACCACTAAAATTCCGCTTACACTTACCATTGAAGCATCAATAGTAAGATATTGTCCCAATCCTTTTATAGATCCTGTGCTTTGCAATAGTTCGTTATAAAATTTAATTTCACCTGATGATACTTCTGTGTAACTTCCGTCTTCCCCTATAGACTTAAAACTACCAGTCATTACTGCGTTTTTAGCTGTTATAGTTCCATCTGCTGATATGCTACAGTTATCTGCTTCCAATACAAAACGGTTTCCAGAAATACTTACCTGTCCACTTTCAACACTTAACTGAGAACTGACATCACCTTTTGATACTTTTAATTTGATTTGGTCTGCCTGCAAAGATATTGCCGCTGCCAATTCTACTTCTGTATCTGTTGCCCTTTTCGCTTCTGCTTCAATTTTTCCTGCATTTTGCGTAATTTTCGTATCCAATCCGCTCTCTACATCCTTGATCTCAGATCGTGTTTCCTCAACAGTACGTTCTAACTCATTTGTTTTTCCACGGAGTTGAATTATACTTTTGTTAATTCCATTTACCTGTTCACTGTACTTTGGAGATTTTCCGCTTGCTGATATGGTGTCTGTCGGTTGTTGGATTCCTTTGTATGTTCTGCTCAACACATAGCTTTCTATGATTTCTTTAGCCGTATATACATTGACTGCTTCTCCAAGGCTCAAACAAGGATTTCCTATTTTTTCACAGTTATAAGGTCTATATTTTACAACTTTAATAACCTCATACAGATTTCTTGCAACCGTTTCTAGGGCATCTGCGGTCATTCCATAAACAAGGAAATTATCTTGCAAAATATAACTGTTGTCGTTCTCGGTAATCTCTGTATCTGGGTAAACTGCACCAATATCATTTTCTGATTGTCTTATCTGCACTTTTGTAACTTTTTGGCAAACAAAATCTTCATATTTAACAGTTTTGTATTTTCCACCAGTAACCTTTTCTTTTTCAGAACCTTTTCTAGGGTATAATCCTTTCTGTGGATATAATCCTTTCTGTGGATATAATCCGGATATTATTTCTTTAAGGAAAACATATTCAAATTTTCCATCATGGTTAATGTGGCCAAAACATCCGTTTATTGAGCAGATTGCTTCCATGACCGTCTGGCCAGAAAGTTCGCTTGGTTTGATTGTTTCTTCCACTTCCATGCTGTCATTAGGTAATGTGGTTGCTACTTGCTCAACGCCAAAATGTGAAAAAAAACTGTCTCTGAACTGCTTTAAGGTCAGAGGAAACTTTAATCCGTTATACCATGAAGATACTTCCGCTTCTCCAATGTCGTATATTGCGTCATAAGCGGTCACATTTCGGTAACGCTTATCATCTGTTGGTTTATCGGAAATGACACGGTATTTTCCAAAAATAAAAGGTGCGTCAGCATGTCCATTAATCACAGCAGAAACATTTATCTGTTTCCCAATCATGCTTGTGAACACGTTGGAAATTTTGAATTTTAACTGTGATGCATTGCACTGTCCAAATGTAAGGTAATCATCATCACATAGGATTTCTTTTAATTCAAACTGTTCAAAATGGATTTCGCTGTTGGTGATTTTTACAGACTTGTCCTCTGTTTCAATCGTGATTTCCTTTTTGGATGCGCTTTTATCAAACAAATCCGCATAGGTATAGTTACTCATTCGCTACACCTCCGACAAATGAAAACTCTATCTGATTGTATTTAATCTCTCCGTCATAAGTTCCGTAGATTGTAGGCTTTATATCAGCCATATAGCCATATTGTGTGACATATTGACCTAAAAATGGAATGTATGCCGTGATATTGCACCCTTGTTCCGTTGCATCAATAAAGTTTCTTCGTATTCCGGACAGTAACTCTTGCAAATCGTCATCCGTCAGCATCGCAGGCGTGGAAAAATCAACACTTAATGCTTTTAGTTCCACAGCATTTCTATGTACGTATCCATTTGCATCAGTCCACGGGTCTACATCTTGCATATTTACAGCCGGCTGATAACTTTCAGCGGCTATAAATCTTGACTGGTCAATAACGTAATCTCCAATTTTTAAAAGCCATCCTTGATATGCTGACATACGCTCACCGCCTTATTGCATAAAAATAGACAGCACCCATTCAGAGTGCTGTCTGTGTTAAAATACATATACATTCTTGTGTTTTTGGTTAAATTGCTCTTGACCGTATTGTCTTGCTGCAATTCCAATTTGATCGGTTGTTATTCCAAACTCTTTTTCAAGGATTCCTTGCAGTAACTGATTATTTTGTTTCAGAAGTGCAATTTCCTGTTGTGCCGTGGAATTGATGGCATCTTTGATTCCAGTGATTTCAACTCCACCGGCAACCGCTGTCTTGCCGCCTACTGTCCCGGCAATCTCCGGTACACCATTCTCTCCTGCCATGATCATCGTGTATCGGCTCGGAACGTAACCACCGGTATCAAATCGAGGAATACTTATTTTAGGTATTTGCACTGGCTTGAAACTTATTCCTATAGCTTCAGATATGCCACTAATCAGACCAAAACCATCAATAAAAGCGTTTATTCCATCAATAATCAGATTTACGCATCCCTCTGCTATGGATACAAGGTTGTTAAATGTTCCTTTGAAAATGTCTTTTATTCCGTCCCATGCTTTTCTCCAGTTTCCAGTAAATACACCGGAAACAAAATTAATTAGTCCTTTTAATTTTGTTCCAAGGTTTTTGATAATATTACCTATTGCGTTAAAAACAGTTTCAAAAGCAGGTTTTAAATCTTCCCACAAATGAGTGACTATGGGAGATAAAACATTGTCCCATAAGAAATTGAATACTTCTATTACTGGTTTTACTTGTTCTACCAGAAAATTCATGGTATCGACTATCGCATCAAATGCAGCTCCTAAAACACTTCCTAATGCTTGTGCCAAAGGAACTACTACATTTTGCCAAAGCATTGTAAGTATGTCTGAAACAATCTGAATTGCAGGATTTAAGATATTTCCAAGAAATGTTCCAAACGGAACAAGCACTCCATTCCAAAGATTTTCAAAAGCACTTTGTAGTTTCGGAAGTACTTCTTCTCCAACATATTTTAATGCTGGATTTAGCATATCCTGCCATATGCTTGTGAATGCAGTCTTCAAAAATTCTCCTATCGGAGTTAGGACATCCACAAGGCCTGTCCATGCATTCTGTAAATCTGGTATAACCGTTGTTGTCAAAAACTCCATTGCAGGAGTGAGATTATCCGCAATGGCTGAAATTGATTCCTTGAAACTCTTTCTAACATCCTCATTTGTTGCATATACAAGTGCAAGTCCTGCTACAACCGCTGTGATAGCCGCTGTTGCCGCTACTGCTCCTGCACTAATACCACCAAACAATCCGGTTGCTCCTGCCGCTGCGGCTCCCTCTGCTCCTGTTGCCGCTCCAGTTCCCAGCAGACTTCCAAGAATTGTTTCTCCGATTCCTGCTCCTGCCTTACCACCCATTGACAAAACAATAGAATCTTTGATTGCTTTCCACAGAATATCTCCCAAACCAGTGAATTTCAAAAGTCCTATTGCTGTCAGAATCGTGGTTTCAATAGGCGCAGCATCGAAGCTTCCTTTCCATAGGTCGATTGCCGCTGTGATTGCAGTTTTTATGAAATTTCCGGCAGATGTAAACACAGCAGTCCAGTCAATACCTGCAAGAAATTGTCCTATGTTTTTCCCAATCTGATACCAATCTACAGATGCAATAGCATCGGACATCCAGTTAAATATTCCTGTGACAATACCGGATAAATCTTGTCCTGCTTCGAAGAAATCACCATTGAAAAAATCCTTGAACAACTTTTTCACAGGTTCAAGAAGTTTTTCTATCTTATCAGCCCAGCCCATAGCTGTATTCTGCATCTTGTCAAATGCTTCCTGCCATACTTTTTCGTACTCCGCAGTAGCATCCATGATTTCTTTGGTAAGGTCAATTCCTGCTCCACCAGCGCCACTTCCGGAACCACTGGATTTTGGTGTGGAAATAACTTTCAATTTATCAAACGCTCTGATTCCGCTTTGAGCATTTTTTGCGCTTGTTCCCACTTTATCCAGTGCATCTGCCGTATCTTCCAAATCCTCATTGTACCCGGATACACCTTGACCGAATGACGAAAAGTCAATCTTGATTCCCAGTAAATTTGCCACACTGACAAGCAGTCTCTTAATCGCAATTACGACACCGTTAATGACAGGAAGTACTTTCTGCAATACCGGAATAAATAACTGACCTAAAACCATGCCAGCTTCTTTCACGTTGTTTGTGAACTGGCGAATCATGTTGCTTGGAGAATTGATTGTATTCGCCAAGTCTCCCCATGACACCTTGGACTGATCTAAGATTGCCAGTAAGCGCAACTGTTGTTTTTCTGCCTGTGACATTTCGGAGACAGCTTTTTCAATGCCGTATTTGTAAGCATAAGTCTGTAAAGTGGCATTTGTGATATCAATACCATACTTATACAATGCTCTTGACTGACCGATTAATCCCGACTGCAAGTTAGTTGCAACCGTGCTGAAATCTACGTTAAACAATGAAGAAATATCTCCGGCAAGCATTGTCATGGACTTTGAAATTGCCGTAGTAACTTCTCCGGTCTGCCCTAAAGAATTGGTGATAGATGCAAGCTGTGAAGCGTACTGGGTAATCTCCTGTAAATTCAGTCCCAGGTTCTTCATTCCGCTTTCAGAAATCAGTCCACCGTCTACATCTACTTTCAGACCGGACATTTTACCAAGCAGTTCATTTACACGGTTTCCGAAACTCTGCGCATAATCTTCTGCATTGTCGTAACCGTATTTTTCGAAGTCCTTGCCCCATTCCTTGCCGACTTTATTGAACGCTACCGTGTAGTAGTTGAATGCTTCGATATAGTCCGTAGTTCCCTCTATGGATTTCCACAGGCTTTTAATTCCACGGATCACAAGGAAATATGTTGCGTAGAATCTGCCGAAAGCCGCAGCAAGGCTGAATGTGCTCTTCGTGGCTCTTTTTGCACTTGCCGTATAAGTGTTCAGATTTCGCACTAAAGAGTTTGCGGCTCTACCGGATGCCGCACCAGTAGATGCCAGTCCTGCCAGTGCATTCGTCATGCGGATAATGTTCTCACTGACATTCGGAGCGGTAGACAGAGTGGTGAATAACTGCTTCAAATTCTTTGCCAGTAAAGGAATGTTCGTAATTGCTCTGCCGGATGCCACACCGCCAAGTCTTGAAATAGATGATGCTATGCTTGCAATATCCCCTACTCCATCTACTTTAGTTCCTGCCATATCAGCAGAAAAAGTCTTTAACGCAGAAGAAATTTTGCTTAATCCACTTGTATCTATTTTTCCCATTCTGTTAATGGAATTTGTCAGTGTGGATATATTTTTAATTCCGCTCGTATTTATGGAATTTGCGGCATTTGCGATACTCTGTATGCTGTTGGAAATGCTTGTCAGTTTGGACGTATCAATAGACAAGCTTTTTTGAAAATTCGTAAGGCTATTTGCAAGTTTATTCAGTGCGTTACTTGCGTTATTCGCATCCGCTTTTATTTTAATCTGCAAAGAATCAATATCTGCCATACCGCACCGCCTTTACACATAAAAAGAACGGTAAGCTGTGACACCTACCGTTCCTAAAATTATTTTTTAAGATATTCTCTCGTAACCGCACCGCACTTGTAATCAACCTTGATTCCGACTTTCTTTTGGAATACTCCGATTGCCGTTGCTGTGTCTTTACCTAAAATTTCGTCAATGTTGCTCTTTCCCTTTGCATTCACCGCAGATAAGCAACCATGATGAATGAGTGCAAATTGCAACCACCGCACATCATCACCTCTCATGCAAGGAACTGTTTTCTTCAACAGTCTTGTCGGTTCTGTGTAAGGGTTGCTGTACGCTTCCGTAGTGCCCTGTACGGCTTCTAATTCCTTGTACCATACATTCATGTCCACGTTTCCTACAATGCCGCCTACACGACCTTTAGAAGTATACTGCCAGCCTACCATGTTTGGTACTTGCGGTTGATACTTCACATCACACTTTCCGTTATTCTTGCCGTACCGTGCGATCCACATAGGATAACTCACACCGCCATAAGGCTTAATGTATGTCTTATAAAAACTTTCCCCAGTGTATACACCGAATGACAATCCTGCATCTGTGATGACCTTGCCATAAGCATTGATTATGGAAATAATATTTTTGCCAAGACCTTTCATAACGGCATCTTCAACATCAAGATATACTGTCACTTTTCTGCCATTAAGAATAGTAAGCACTCTTCTTGCATCAGATCGTGATTTTGCAACCGTTGTAATATATCCGTATTCATATACTCCGTGCACATGGACATTGTGCTCTTTACAACCTTTCCAGTTCTCTTCAAACTTCTTGTCCGGGTTCAAATCCTTACGGATGACTTTCAGAATAGCGAAATCAATTCCGTTCTGTTTTACCGCCCACCAGTTAATCGTCCCCTGGTATGCGGACACATCAATTCCTTTTAAACTCATGCTTGTTTCTCCTTAATCCGGACTTTCCGGTAATCCTTGCTCTCTTAATGCTTTAATTCTCTGCTTCATTTCCCATATTGCAATTTCTTCGTTAGATTCCTTATATTTAGGCTCATTATCATGTGCTATCTTTTCTGAAATAGGCTTTTCAACATAAGTAGCTCTTGCTTTGTCCCCATGTAAGCAATGGTCTATTGCAACGATTAATGCAGATATTCCATAATCTCCCCACCGTTGCCATGAATTCCTATCTTCTTCCTCTTTTTTGAGTTTATATCCCTTGTAACACCACTCTAATTTCTTAGGATTCAGATGTTTGAACTCTTCTATCGAAATTCCCATGGAAAAAGCAAATGGAAAATATTCTTCCCATATTATTTTGTGCCAGTCGATTTCTTTTTGTGATCCTGTGGCATCTTCGTTACCTTGCTGTCCTCTTTCTCCATCTCTTCCTTGGTCTGCGTCATCATTTCCGTCAGACCCGACAGTTCGAAAAAACCGTCTTCTTTCATACAGTCTGTCAGTTCTCCATACAGCTTCACAAAAGAAAGACCGTTTGCTTTCATGTATTCTTTCATTAAAGCATTGGATTCATCCGGTGTAATATCTTCATGGTTTTCAAGAAGTCCTGCATAAAAAGCCGTTTTGCATACATGAGGAAATTCTGCAAGCATATATCCGCTACCATCTACAATTTCTTCTGGTGTGGGATTCTGTACATTTTTTGCTTTTTTAGCTACATAGCCACCGGAAAGCATAAGAAACATCTTTTGAATCAAATCCTTGCACTCCACAGCACCGAACCCAAACTCTAAAGTATATTCAACATCATTAACTAAAATCTTCTTCATAAAAACATATCCTTTCCCCAACATTTTGTTGGAAAGGAGCCGCCCGAAGACGGCTCTCTTTTGCTTAAATCAATGGTTCGTCTACCGTTTCGTCAAAGTCAGCCACGGCAGTACTATTTGTTTCTGACTGACTTTCTATTTTTTTGTCAGTGTAATTGCTGTTGGATAACCGTTTTCATCCTCTGTTACTGCAACAGTGTAATTATCTTCAATCCACTTCGGTACAGTAGCCTGTGCAATCGTAGCAGTTCCGGTCAGATGATCGTCTGTTGCTTCGTCCGGTGCAAAACTTTCCTGACCGATAAATGCGCAAATACCCTCTGAACCTTTTCCGTCAGTTCCATACAAGATGATAAAATCGAGTTTCTTTCCCTCGTTTGTCACCATTTCATCCTTGTACTTTTTCTCAAATGCTCCTTGCACTTCCATACTGTTAGCTGCTCTACGACCCATTTCCTGTGTTTCGACCAAATCTTCCAGTGTAGAAGTATCCACCATGTTCTGACTTCCGAACGGAGAAGGAATACTTTTTGCTCTCATGAGCAGTTTGTAAGTTCCTGCCCAGTACTCACCAGTTGCGGCACTAGAACTAGGTTCTTTATAGGCAATTCTTGATTTTAAACCAGTAGCCATATTTACCTCCAAATTTGCATAAAAAAATAGAGCCAGTAGGCTCTGTCAATAGTTACAATATATCATCAGCATCTACGTTTCTTTTGAACCGTGCTGTGCTTCTGAATGTGTTCTGCGAAGTATTGCTAAACTCCGGCATGGAAGTTATCTGAAATCGCAAACGTTTGAAAAGTCCGGCAACAGTAGCCATGATAGCTTCAGCTTCTTCCTGGCTTTTGTTGGTTATCACATCCACCTGGTACGATGCTGTGATTCCATTGATAGACCGTCTTTCAAGGTCTTGTCCTGTCTCTGTGAACGGCATAGCATGAAAGTAAACTGTAGGAAATGTGGGTTCTGACAAATCCTTGCTTTTGTCCGTTACATACGCTTTAGGATGGCTCTGCGGTATTTTCATTTTCAAGTATGATGCAATCTTGACTTTGAAATCTGATACCCATTGATATTCATTAACCGCCATTTCCAAACACCACCTTTGCTGTCTGTAATACAATTTTACGAAGTTCTATTGCAGTCAGGTACATAAATGGTCTTGAAGGCATTCCTTCGGTGAAGTACCACTTACCATCATCAGCCGGATAAAACCAACCGTATCTACCGTCTGCAAGTTGCCGTATGGTTTTTCCGCTTGCATATTGCCATGTGACACCTTCGGGTAACTTTCCTTTGTACGGTGATTGTTGTCCGACAATTCCAGTACCAAACTCAACAAATGCCGCATGGTCTGTTCCGGCAACAACCGCCCATATTCCACCGCCTTTTACCGAACCAACATATTCAGAGTGGATACTCTGTATCAGTTCGCTAGTAAAGATAGCGTCAAGGTCTGCAATCTGTACTCTAGCAATCTCTACACCGTTTTCTGCCAACCTTTCAGCCAGTAGCCTACATTTATAGGTCAAGCTGTTTTCGTAGTCTCTAAGAGCCTTAATAGCGTTCTGTATGGACTTGTCACTGAATAGATTTAGTTCAATCGGTTTTCCCATATTACTTTACCGTCTTTTGAAGCAAAAACAAGTCAACGGTAAGTCCTTCATCAGCTACACCTTTTACAACATAGTCCGCTGTCTTATCATCAACCAGTCCATCACTATCTCGCCCCACATCGGATTTCTTCCAAACAATATCTCCTGCCTTAATCGGCAAATATCCCTTATCGGTCACAATCTGACAATAGGAACTGGAATCATCAATACCAAATTCCTTTACCAGTACTTCCGACAGTTTGTTGCTGATATTGGCAGAAAAAAGAACAGGGTCAGAAAATCCGATAGCTTCTCTCAAAACTACCGGAATCTTTTCACCGTCAAACTCGATATACTTAATGTTTCCATTTTCGTCACGGTCGTAGATTGTGACTTTCTCACCCTGTTTGGAATACTTCATTTTTTGCTTATTTGCTTCAAGCATCTTTCTTCACCTGCTTGTAAATCTGATTTACACCAGTGCTTGCCAAACCGGAAACAATTCCGACCGCAATCGCATTCAGCACATCATTTGCCGGAAAGTCGGGAATCACATACATTCCTACTACTCCGAGAATGCCACCGACAATGCCGACAACAACCGGAATGTAATTATCCTTAATAACCGGAATAAGCTTCGCTCCAATACCGGCAAGATAGCAGATAACCACGATTGCTACGCAAGTTCCTACTTGTGAAAAATCCATTATTCTTTACCTCCATTCTTCAATCTGATTTCTTTGATTTCCTCGTACATTTTGGTAGCCATTCCATTTCCGCCTAACGCATGATACGCATTGTACATCTCTACAAAATTCTCATACGCATAACTTGGAATTTCTCCCAACTTCATGTACTTATCGTGATACTCAATAAGTTGAACACGCAAAAGAAGCATTGTTCCCTTACTGTTTGCATCCCTGTCATTCTTTTGTTGTTTAAGGAGCCAGACAATATATCCTAATAAAATAGGCAATGCAACAGTGTATGTCTGTAATAAAAAATCTTTCATTTCATATCTCCTGTTACTTATTGTTGGCACACCGCCCACCACCCTTAAAGTGTGCCGCCTGCAACGATTTTGTTAGTGTCAACAAAATGGTCACGCACAATCTTCTTTTACAGCACTTTGGCAAATGGGAACACACCTACGAACAGACTGTCACGGTCTCTCCATGTTCTCGACACACCGTTTTCAGAGTAATTTGCCATGAAGTTTTCTCCAGCCTGTGAATGGTCATACACAACCACGTTCACAATCACGTTCTCAAACCGCTTCAAATCCTCTTCAATCTTTTCATCCGTGTAGCTGTCCGGGTACATTCTCTTTGCCACAATGTCAGCTTTCGCTTGACTGATAAGTTGCTCAATCAGAGGATTATCTTCAAGTTCATCAAACACGACCTCGGAGCTTTCAGAATCAATATGAAATTGTTTCAGACGGATTTTTACTTGCTCCAAAGTCGTATATTCTGCCATGTGCTACCTCTTATTCATCCTTTGCTACTACTGCCTTGCTGCCAGCCTTAACTGCCTTGTAAGATCCATCGCATTCTACTACGGTGATAATCTTTCCAGTTTCTGCGGTAATCTCTTCGCTACCGTCCCATGCAGCCCACGTCTGTACAGATTTTCCATAAGTTACAGTTTGAGCGGATTCTCCAATCTTGTACTTATAAGAGTTACCTGCGCCTTTGCTAGGGCTTACAGTAATCTTTGTTTTACCATTATCTGTGGCGCTTGCAATACTGGTAACAGTCAGTGTACCAAGAGTGTTATCTCCTGTAATTGTGGACACTACAATGCCGTCAATTCTTTCTGCGAAAAGAACAATGCCAGAAATAACAGTGTCCTTACAGGTCATGTTGTCATAATCCGGCGTTTCATGGATTCCAATATATCCGGTTGCATCAGAAGTAAAAGTGAACGCTTCATCCAGATCCGCACCGTTTACAGGAATGTAGTACAGAACAATATTATCTTTTGCGGTTGCATAGATGCTTCCCTTTGGTACAGAACTGTTAAAGATAACAGTGCCAAGTCCAAGGAAGTTCTCTACATAGGTCATGCCAAAAGCATTTTGTAAAGAGATTTGTGCGGTTGCCAGATAATCTGCCACATCCAGCGGATTCATGAAGTATACTGCTTGAATTTCATCATCTTCAAACAGCACCTGTAACTGCCCCCATGCCTGTGCAAGTGCAGCTTGGAAAGTCTTTCCAGAAGCAGAGCCTGTGCCAGTAGAAAGAAAATCAAAGAAGTTCTTACGGATTCCCTTCTGCACATCTTTCAGCATTTCGTCGCCAGTCATTACAACCGCTTGATCGTACCCCTTTTCGATGATGGCTTCTGCGGAAGTGGCTTTTCTCCACTTCTTCAAAGTAATCTCTTCATAGTTGACGGGTACAGTTTTGTATTTAGAAAGAGGAATGGTATCTCCTTCTGCAACCAGTCCATCTTGAAGAGTTCCTACTGCCTTGTAGGACTTCAACATGGTTCCTGCTGCCTTAGGGATTTTTCTGGTTACTCCAAGGGCTTCTACCAACTTTTTAATGGAATACCCAAAAAGGGTTACGAATTCAATTTCTCTTGCTCTTGCAAGGTCATCTTTCTTAATCAGATTGTTTTCTGCTGCCATAGTTTATACCTCCTAAAATAAATCTTGATTCATTGCAATAGCACGTCTGCGCTCATTTCTGTCCGGAATTGCCATAATCTGATCTTTGGTCATACCAGAGTATTCGCCGCCACCGATATTCACTCTTGGTCTTGTGCGCATCCATTCAGCCTGTGCTTCTGCTACTGCCGCTTTTTTTTCGTTTTCAATAATAGTTGCAATGGCGGTATGGTCAGATTCCGAAACCGCATCAATCAACTTTTCAACAGATTTTTCAGAAACTCCCTTGTAGGCAGCTACTGCCTTAATGTGGTTAAGTTCTTTTCGCATGGACTCTCTTTCTTCGTCCGCAATTCTTTGTGCTTCTGCTTTTGCTTCTGCTTCCTGCTCTTCCGCAGTCTGCTTCGATCGAAGTTGTTTCTTGTACTCTGCTGCTTCCGAACTAGCTTTATCAGATCTGTTTTTATACTTCTCTTTTTCAGCTCTTTCTGTAGCAAGTTGCGCCATGAGTTCTTCAACAGTAGGCTGTTTGCTTTCAATCTGTTGTCCACTAACTTCTGTTTTTTGTGTTTCTGTTGTCTGTGTGGTTACATCTGCCATGATTTTTACCTCATTCTTTCTTAATCTTGCTCTTTATACTTTTTCTCTAAGTTCTTGCGATTAACGTCTTCTCTGACGTAAGGCATATAAAAAGCCACTGGGAAAACCCAATGGCTTGATATCATGATATTTATTTGTCTGTACGGCTCTTATCAATTAAAGGGCTGTTAGAAATTTGGTCTGACAAGTCTTGCATTGTCCTTTCCGAATTTGGTTCTTTCTCTCCATCCCCACCTTCTCCAGTATTTTGACTATTTGTTTTATAAATAGTTTCTTGGTATTTGCGAACTCCTTCTCCACTTCTGCTGCATACCTTGCTTGGATCATCGAAAAACGGGATGGAATCAGTAGTATCTTCAAGACTAAATCCATGACTGAGCATAGTAGCCATTGCATTGACTTTTGTTGACATTTCGTACGTTTTTTGTCGCTTGATGTTTGGCTCTAAATCAGCTATTGTAAGTTTTCTCATTGGATCATCTTGCGGAACATAGGAAGATGCATTGATAGCTGCTAACACAACCTCAACCTCTTCCATTTTGCACGAATCAATAATCATCTGCTGTTTTGATGCCGCTGCTTCTGCATGGCTCCACCCTGTAGCATCACTCATTGCGACACCAGTACTGCCACCAGAATTATCATTTCTTTGCGGTACATTGCACTTTTGCAAGATTGTTTGTCTCCGTACCTGTATATTGTTAAGCATTCCTTCGTAGTCATAATCAACAGCAAGTGCTTCTACAATAGGTGTTTTTCCATCGGATGCCGTATATGTTTGCATCCATTCGCCAGATTTTGGCTTTCTTACGCTTTCTGTAACTGTGCCATCTTCGTTTTTTTCTTCAACAACAGGAAAATCAACATCATTTGTGTGCCATATAGCTTGTGTATTCTGGTCGACATCATTGGAGAAATCCGAAATCATAAGATTCAAATTATCCATTTCGGAAATTTGTCGCTCCCACACTCCCATACGATCATAAGACCGGAAATACTCAACAATAGGGACAACTCCTAAAGGATTTTTTTCTCCGCTTCTTTCTTCGTGTTTCCATTTATTAGCATCATCTTCAACAGCATCGCCATTGATGATTTTGTTCATATCCCTAATTTCGTATCTGCTGTCTTTACTGTAACAAGTGTAGTATGTACTTCCGCTGTTTTTATCATGCCGGAATGTTACTCCAAGCATTGTTCTTCGATCTGCGTAATAGCTTGACTTGATAACAAATGAAGTCATTGGATTAAGTACATCATATGTAAAATATGCTTTCCCAGGTTTCCATTCTGTATTTACGTCGATTAAAACATTGCAAATAGCACCTATTAACATAGGTCTTGCAATTTCTTGTGTTTTTGTTTTGATTTTTACAAGATTGTATTGCTTATTAAGGTTTTTTACTCCCTCTGCAATCTCTTTATCCTCTGCATCTCCAGTCTGAACCAACGTAATAGGATTCCCGAAGCCGAATGAACTCCAAAATTCCGTTATCTCATTTGCCACATTATCTACGCAATGGCAATCAATGTCTGTTCTTACTTTCTTTTTTCTTTTAAGTGGCTGATTTCCTTCATCATACTCCATGAGGTATCTAATTCTTGCTGCATTTACCCTATGGTCTGTCATGGCATTCCTCAAAACATCAATGACATTTTTGTATGTAATTTCTTCTACATCCGTATAAAGTACAATTCTTCCAGTTTGCATTTTTATCACCTACATAAATGTCATTCCGCTGCTCTGATCTCTTTTTGTAAGTTTCTTGATCTCACGTTCTCCGGTCTCTGTATGGTAAACAACCATCTTATTGCAATTCCGGCACTTATATTTCTTGTCGATATGTGATTTTGAACTGCATTCACCGACCAACCGTCCGCATTTCGGACAGTACACTCTAATTTTTTGGTTAAAAATCATAAATACCTCTTTTCTGCGCACAAAAATACCGCCCTTGCTGATAAAAGCGGTATTTCTGGAGTCTTCACATTATCTGAGGAGGAAATGAAAAATATCTTGGAATCTTTCTGCATCTTAATAGTATCACGGAAAAATCGGACATATCGGACAAGTTTAATTTGCCATGTAACGATCGAATGCTTTTCTTACGCTATCCTCTGTGTTTCCACCACCGATTCTATCAGCAACCTTGTTCCATGATAATTTTTCAATAAAACGTAAATTTATGATCCGTCTTATACGACTGTCCTGAACGCTTGCAATAAATTCTTCGACTTCATTATTTTTTTGCAGTAAATCGTCCTCTAAAAGCTGTAAAGTAGCCTTTCTTGAATAAAGCAAAGTTCGTTTTCTGCTGTACTCTGGATAAGGGAATCCTTCAATACGGAAATGTTCAGTGCCCCCGCATCCACCTGATACGCTGTCAACAACATTCCCATCCGATTCAATTTTTCTGATATCCGATTCAAGTTTTTTAATCTTCTGCTGTACTTCTTTGATTTCTTCCTGTAAATCTATGTATTGAGATAAAACCTCTTTGGTCACCATTCGATTTACCTCCTATATAGGGCTTGGCAAAATTACTGTTGGCTTTATGTATCCGCTACGCATCTCATTTTCAAACAATGCAATGCTATCTGGTGCATCATCGTGTTTTACTTTTCCGCTACGTGTCATAGTGGTTAATTCCTTCATGAATTTGTAGTACTGGCTCTGCCTGTCCATTTTCTTGAAATCACGAAAATAATAATCACGAATTACATTATCCCTTGCATTTTCCATTCTCGTAATTTTGTTGGAACAGTTAAACTTAAACCTTGCGCTACATCTTCCTCCCTGCGACTTTACAATGTCCATAACATCACGACCAAAATATTCCCCGGCACTGTTGCTCTCAAAAGTGACTGTTTTAACATTGTGCTTAATAAGCATATTTGCGCATTCAGGCTTTGTGAACTGTGTTCCTGCATTATCAAATACTACATCAACGATATATACCTCGTTACCGTACACATATCCGACTGGCATAGCGCAGCTATCTTCTCCTTTATCTGCACTATCACAAGCCGCCATGATTGCGTCTGGTTCTCTGTCAATCGGAAGTTCTTCAAAGTAGTGCAATTCCTTTTCAGCAAACATACGTCCCTTTGCTTCAAACGGTGATTGTTGAAACTCAGATTCCCATGTTTCCTCTGAAACAAGTTTTCTCTCTTTCCGGTAATAGTCAGTAGTGAATATTTTTCTAAGGCCTCGCTTGTCCTTTCGGTATATTTCCCAGTTACTTTCGTCCGTTACAGGGTCAAGTGCCGGAATTGCAACCTCTTTCCATCTCCACCCTAGTTCATCAGCCTTGGTCTGTAACGCTGTAATAGGGTCATACAGGCTGTATTTTGTTCCCTGGATAATAATTGGTGTACCCTCTAATCTACGTCCTAAAACGTCATCTGTGACCTTTTCACACAGGAACTCTAGCCTGTCTCTGTTTCTTGCTTCCTCATGGTTCTTTACGCAGTCATCAATATAAACAAGCACATTTGCTTCCGTACAGCCTACGATTGCACCGTCAATGGGTCTACAAGTAAATGTTGGAAAAATATTTTTGCTTTTAAGGTCTATGGAAAGGTTTTCTGCGCTCTTGTATCCATCTTTGCTTATTTTTGTAGCTTCCGGAAAAACACTTAAAAACCGCTGATAGGTACTTTCAGTCTCAAATCCTTGTAAAAGACCACCGTAGAACCTCTTTACCAGTCCTTCACCTTTTCCTACACCGAAAATGCTTCCGTCCGGGTCTCTGCCGCCCATCATCTGTGCCAGTTTTAGTCCTCCGGTGGTTTTCCCAGTACGTTTCGGTTGTGAAACTGATAAGAAATCCAGTTTTCCATCGTAAATCTCTTGATATGCTCCGACTACCGGCTTTAGAACCTGTCTTCTCGGAAAATAGAACCTCTTCCACGGATCTTTTTCATCAATTTCAATGTAATAGAAAAAGCTATCCACAAGATAAGCTGCTTCGTACATTAAAACATTGTAGAATTGCTCCAAAACCTTGTATGAAGTATTGTTATCCCCTGCGTAAACTTCCAGGTCTGCAACCCTGCCGCCGGTCTTATCCTTGACATATTGTGCAATGTATGTTTTTGCTTTTGCTGATTGCTGTAATCCGTATTCAATGTCATGTTCTGACCGAAAAGCAACTGCCAAAGCATCTATGTACGCATCAATGACCTGTTCATCAATCTCCTTTCGCTGTATGTAATTGTCATAGCTGTTTACTGCCGATATAAGGCTCTGACTTGCCAATATAAAAGAGCCTCCTTCCCTAAAATTTTGGAAATTTGGCTCTCTGCGTAGGCACTCTACGACTGGTGCTCTAGAAAATATTCTATTTGCTATGCTAAGCAGTCCAAAACACAACATAACACATATGGTTTGTGTCAAATGTTATACTAATAATTTGTTCTGCACTCTTTAATTCTTCCCAATCCTGGTCATTTTGCAGAATGGCTTGATTTATATCATTAAGGTTTTTGCAATATTGCCATTTCACCAACTTTGCTTGATTCATAAATTATTTCACCCCAATTCTATTGATTTTACCGCACTTCGGGCATTTGATTTCAGCCTGTCCGTTGAATTTTCCTAAAAGGCGGTTGCATTTGCTACAACGATGCTCGGACAGTTTTACATAAAAACATTTTTTCAAAGCTTCCTCGTCTTTCTTTGTATCTGCCACGACAATCGGGTCTTCTCCCAGTGTTGTACATTCAATTTTTATATTTTCAATATTCCCGATGTTTTTAGGTGTGACCTGTCGAAACACATCACGTTCTATATTTTCAATTACTGCTGTCATGCTCATTTTTCATCCACTCCTCAAACTCTTTCCGGCACTTATGGCATAAGTCATATTCCTTTGATTTACGTTCATGGCTTACAACGATGGTTGCGGATAGCATTTTGTTTCTCAACAGTCGTTCATTTGCTATATAACCTGTCTTGTCGAAATAATCCATACGAAAATGTGCTGGCATTTTTACCGGAATCAAATAATTTAAAAAATCCGGCATTTTCCCTATCTCTGCTCCGCACCTGTCGCAAGTTTTACATTTGTTTTTATGTTTCATTGGTTACCCCTCTTTGTATGGATTGAAGAAGTCCTCATCTTTTCCAATTCCAAGATGCTTTTTCAATGCAAAATTTGTTATCTTTCCCGATTAAACGAATTACTGACAATATAATTTGCAAGTTCTCCATCTTTCCATCCGTCCGTACTTGTCATATAATCATAAATCTTCTTATATTCTCCGGTCAGCTTGTCAAATTCAAACCAGCCTAAGTCAAGCGTCACTCCATAATTATAAAATCCCTTGTCAGACCATTTGCTGACATAATACATTAACTGCTTGTACGAAAATCCAAGCCTTTCAAAAATATTACCAATAGTTCTTATGCTCAATTCCCGATCGATCGAATGTGATTTTCTTTTCTGCTCATTCACGCAAGCTCTGAAAAATATTTCTTCTAATGACTTCATTCCTCCACTAACCTTTCAAACCAAACCTAACATATACAGAATTTCAAGCGCAGATATTTTCTCTGCACCCTCTCTTGTGTGTATAAGAATTTCTTTAACTTTTTCATTTTCCATATCTCTGTATTTTTCTTTGTCATAAGCTTCTGAAAAACAATAATATTTGCAATATCCATATCCTGTCCCAAGTCTATTGCCGTAAATACTTTTCCCAACAATATCGTAATAATTTGGTACTCTTAAAATATCGTGTTTTTCATCTAAGGTGCATTCCTTTTGTTCTGCTTCCAATTTTGATTGAAGATATTTCAGAAAACTTCGTATATCCTGTTCTGATTTAGAAATATATAAAATAGTTTCTTTCATTCCTCCACCAACTTTCTACCACACATAGGGCAATAATTGATTTTTATATATCCAAGGCAACCACTGTCTCCTGTGTCGATCAAAACTCCAAATTCATTTTCATCTTTGCAAATAAAATCTCCGCCAGCGTATCTTTTTTTCATATATTCATCATCGTTCATTGCTATATCTTCGCAAAATTCACACATGATTAAAACCTCGCTTCACAATGCTCTACCATTGTTTCCAACGTTTCCTTGTCATACAAAATAAAGCCATTTTTGTCCGCTTTATATTTATCAAAAGTGCATATCGTATTTATAAAATTCCCGATGCAGTCCGCATGGAAATTTATGTTGTATACTTTCTTCTGCCACTTGCCGTTTGCGTATATCTTGGTGTATCCACCTTTTCTTGTCTTAATAATGATTTTAGAACGTGACTTTTTCATTTATCAAATGCCTTTCTGCTTTCTTCCGTCACTTTACAGCCCCTTGCAAAATTTCTTTCAATAAAATTTTGCGGTATCCTTCCAAATTTTTCCAAAGCGTATTTTTCTACTGCTTCTCTTGAAACATCTATGCCAAAATTTCGTAATGCTTCTGTTTGCGGTTGATAATCTTTCAATCCATTCATCCTCATATCCTCCATAACCCATGCAGACGGAATCGAACCGCCGACACACATCCTATGCGGATGCTGTTCTACCACTGAAACTATACATGGGAATCGCACCGTAAAACCTTTTAAGGCTTGCGCTTGCCATAACCAAATGTGCACCGCCTACTTGTCACTGACTATCCACAATCTCACAGTCTTGTTTGTTCTCTACTTCATAGGCTTGGTTTTCGCTAAACATATGTGGCTTACGTTTTAGCCAGGGAATAGTTGCCGTGGGAGTCGAACCCACCCGACCAAAACAATGCCGACTACTTTTGAATCTGCAAATTCTACTCGCAGAAGTGTTTTTCGTTGACCGATAATGAGCAACTACTATCCATACATCTCCCATCGGCCGGAACTATTGCAGTAGTGCCAGACTAAGTGGAGATAAAGATAAACGCAGATACAAGGATTTGAACCTTGACAGCATTTCTGCTGGATAGCTTAGCAAGCTACTGTGATACCATTACACCATATCTGCAAGGGGAGGTTTTTTACTTGGTTTTCCTCTGCCCAAGGATCTTTTAGTCAGCCGCAAGCGGCTCTATCAAGTTCCCATGAGATAAACATTAACCGGTGTATTTATCCCCTATGCTTCTGTAATAAGCATACTCGGAGTGTACTTGCAACAACACCTATTGGGATGATGGGACTTGAACCCATGACATACTGTGTATAAGACAGCCGCTCTCGCCAACTGCGCTACATCCCAATGTGCGTTTCCATAAGCTGTATGCCTACATTTAAGGCTCGGACACCAAGCAACACTTACGGCATTTTTTTGATTCAAGTGGGATTCTGCCACCAACACTCTATCCGGTAGCAAACCGGAAACATAGTCGTGTAGGGAGTTGCACCCTACATAATCCGATTCTGTCCGACTACACCCATTTTATGTCTGCAAGGGTAGTGCAGGATTTTAATGTCTTTACTGACAACCCACGGATTAAAACCTACAACGGTATTCCGCAAAAACCGGGCTATCATAAACCGGTTAAACCCTCACGAGCCTTGCGACGGCTCTTAACAGCATTCCGCTATGAGGTGAAAGGAGTGTCTCCAATGGAAAAGTATGGAAGACAATTCGCAGATGGCAAAGACCGAAAGAAGAAAACATCTGCGAAACAGGACTACCAGGATTCGGACCTGGGATGCAGCAGTCAAAGTGCTGTGCCTTACCGCTTGGCGATAGCCCTAAACTCCGGGAGAGAGACCATCTGCTCCCGGATTATTTTTGTGAAACACCCTATCTTTATCTAAAAAAAATTGTCACGCCTGTGTACGGTACTTTGAAAAACTTTGTGTTGTCAAACGCATTATTCCATTTTTCGTTTCCCACACACAGGCTACATACACTCTTGATGCCTTGATTTCTCTGCCACATATCCAATGCCAACACAACACCGGATATTCGGCAATAACAATGGCTTTATGAATTTAACCCATTCAAAATTGTGATATGGGATAATTCGCATAATCTCCGGCAACCACATATTATACCCACATAAAAGTTATTCCAAACGCAAGGAACATTGCAAATGCGAATAAAATAACTTCGTCTGATGCTTTTTTCTGTTTAGGAGCATCAAATGCACTTGCTATTGCGAAAAACGCCATTACTGCGGTTGTCACGATTTTCAAAATTATGAATAAAATCATGTTAACTCTACCTCCCACACAAAGTAATTTGCAATCATAAATATCAGTCCGAACGCAATGCACAGCACTCTCGAAATTGTATCTGCACTAGAATCCCTTGCAATCTGAAAACAACTTCCGCAAATAGTAAGTAATGCTGTTGAAGAACATACTTTTAAGAATTTCCTGATTATCTTTTTCATTTTTTCTTCTTCCTTTCTTCAATTTCATCAATCATTGCCATTACCAGTGCTTTAGCAAACTGGCTATTGTTGTGCATTTTAATCAGCAGATTGCCCTGCCGGATAAGATATTCCCAGTCTTCATCCGTTTTCGGATTAGCACACTCTTTATGGATTTTCCAAACCTCTGTGTAGATTTCTTTAATCTCCGGTGGCAATTCACATTTCTCCTTAACTGGTAAATCTTCTTTAGGCTCTTTATCAAGCCTGCTCTTTTGGTGCTTCATCTGACAGCTAACCATTTCCGTAACGTTCTCACGGTCTCTCTTAATTCCGTGACCTTGCAGAAATAATTCGCATTGCAGGACTTCACCGCATTTTGAACATTCGTCTTTAATCTCTTTTCCGTAGATCTGCATAAGTGACCTCGATCATTGTAAATTCATACAGAAGTTGCAAAATTCTTAGCAGTTTGTGGGTTATGCGCCCTTGATCCTGTATCTAACGTAGGAATTGTTGCAACTTTACTTAAATCCTCTTCCACAGAAACTTTTTCATCATTGTCTGTTTCAGATTCATGTTTGCAAAGCGGTATAGCAATTTCAATATTTGGCGGTATTTTCCAATTTTTTTGAATATTCTCAATGCTTCTTTCCAAGTTTTCAAAAGATTTCTTTAGCTTTTCTTTGTCTGATTCAACCAGTTCCAAATACTTGTCCAGGTACCACTTAGCTTTCCGAACATCCTCTACACCATTTTTATTCTCATGCCGGTAAAGATATTTAAAAGCATTGCAGATGCAGAAGTTCTTCACAGCTTCAATCCCCTGCGTCTCAATCATCACATCTATGCACTCATATTTTCCTGTCTCATAATGACTGTGGTGATTTACATTATCTGACATCTAGGTCTCCTTTCTGGATAAAGGTCTTTTTATTTTTGAGGAAATTTGGGGGACTAAGTAGGGTCTGTGCGCTGGTCCTTATAGACCCCCTCCCCCATCATCACCAACATATTTCAACTATGCGCAAAATTCGCGCTTCGCGCAGTCTTTATTGACACGTCCTTAACTATCCCATATTTCCGCACGTTTCCGTAGTTGTTGCTACTCATTCGCATCTGCTGTATCATCTCCATACGCTCCGGAATCGGTCAACATTGATGTATTTTGTCTTATTTGACCACCTAACTGTGGCAGATCCGAAGCGGTCAACGCTTGCTTGTGGTTCTGTTGCTCTCTCGATACTCCCGGAAGGTTCCAACCGTAGTGGCGATTTAGGATTGCCAGGATCCCGACAGGGTTACGCTTTGCTGTGGCCAACTTTGCGCTTAAAGACTCTTCACGAAAATCCGATATCTTTTTGCCGATGTCAGAACACGATGGACTTAATTTAGTGCCCTCATCTCTCCAAGTAGCTATTGTATATCTGTCTATGCCTGTTAATAAGCTAAACCCTATTGCAGATACTTCTTTGTCATACATCATACACATATATATATAATAATCACATATACGATTAACTAAGTCATAGTTATAAGCATTATAGTTACTTACTCCACCTGTAAATGATCCAGTAGTATTTACAAGGGATTTAGACTTAAGACAGTCAGGCTCATTAAATGCATGCCGTTTGATATACATAAGTGCAGCATTCCAGACGCTCTGAGACTCTTGTCTGATATCCTCGATTTTCTGATCCTTGCAGAACTGGGAAAGGTATAATTCCATATCGTTCTCATATACCTGGGATGTTTCTGTATTTTCGACTTTTTCCATGCTCTACACCTCCTAAAAATCTGCAATAAAAAAATCACAAGCATCACTCAATAAACCTATGTTTTTTGATCTCCTCCGCAGATCATGTAAAACATAAATTTATAAAAGTGATCAGCTAGTGACTTCTGATCGGTTCTGGTCTGTCGGCTCCGGTGGTCTTGGTTACAATCTGGGCGGCTGCGTATCCAGAGGGGGTTGGATCTGTACCGCTGTCACTCGCACCGTGTTAACGTCGGCTCCCTAACTGCTTTTATCATACCACAAGACCTATTTATAAATCCACAACAACCTTTTACGCATTTGACAATTTGTTATGGTGGTATGTCTGCCGGTGATCCTGATCAAATAAAAATCATGCGATTAAAAAATATCATCCGTGTAAATTTGACAAATGGGATTTTTTGACAGACAGACAGGTAATTTTTGCAGATGGGTACATGGTGGCAGCTGGTCGGCTCTAGTATTTATATATACTTGGTTATACAATGTCTTTCTGCTCTTATTTACTTTTATTTTATCTAACCTTTATTTTATCTAATCTCCTTTTATTTAATCTGCGTCTACAAAATGTCTACAATTTGTCTACAAAATTTAGCACGTTAAAATGTCACAGTGAAAATAGATCAAGAAAAGCAGGCTGTTACACCTGCTTATAGATTACGATATTTTGATTTTAATATGTTTATAAAATCATCTGTTAATAATCCGGATTCTTTTGCTTTTTGTGCCTCCTCTCTTGCCGATTTTGCTACATTTATGTTTGATGTGGTCACAATCTTGATTTGCCTGTGATTAACAGATACGCAAGCAATCCATTTATTTTTTACAGTGTCCCAATTAACACCAGGGATGCCGCTATTTTTATGTATTCCGGTTGATTGCTTTTTATCGATATATATTTTTTTCGATTTCTTGACTTTTTCTTTGTTCTTTTTATTCCAATCCTCAGATTGTTTATTATCAATTATTTTTAAATGTTTTTTAGCGCATTGAGGGCAAAATCTTTGTAAGCCGCTGCGCTTAATTATATCGCATCCGCAAGACTCGCACTGTATAATAGACCCAAGCGGAGTTGTAGATCCGTGCTTGTTGCGCTCTTTATATCTTTTGCTTTGCTCTTTTTTTCGTTCCTGCCTGCATTCCGGGCAGTAAAACGCCCTCGGGCCACCTAAAAAGTTGGTTCCGCACGTTCTGCAAATCCTCGGTAGTACATTATCTTTCATCTTTTTTACTCCAATGCAAAAAAGCGGAGCCTTTGCGCTCCGCTGAATATTTAATAACAAGGGTTTTCTTTTGCCAACTCCCAAACCTCATTAAATTTTTGCTCGTGCCGTTTTGCATACTCGTCAAAAAATTGCTGATCTGTACACGGTGCAAACTCTCCGTGTATTTGCTCTCTTAAATCGTCATCCATCATAGATACCGCAAAATCATAATCAATGTTTACTCCATACTCGTTTACTACTGTTTTTCTCATTTTTGCCACCTTTTAACCTTTCATTTTTAACAATATGTACTGTATCTTTTCCGCCTGTCCTGTAATCGGTTCCAACGCTCGTCCTCTAATTGTTTCTTTTTCTGTACCAAATTTCTGTGGTATTCCGGATCCAGTGACCGAAGGCTGCACGCCCTGATAAATATTTTTTGCAACAACGTTTTGTCTGCGAATTTCTGCCGATCCGCTATCAGTTGTGCAGCATCTGTGTAGCTTTCCACCTCTGGGATAACTTTGGCTTTTAACTCTTCCAACGCTTGCCGCTCGAATTTGTCTTTTATCTGCGGTTCATACCACGGGAAAAACGCTCTACAAGTCGATACGATCCGGGCGGCTTTCTTTGCTGTGATCTGCTCTGGTGTTCCTTTCATGCTTTCTGCTCCTTTTCTCTTTGTATTCGTTCCATACCTTGCTTGCAAATTTCTTCCGCTTCTTTCCTCTTGCGTTCTACCCATTCAACATTACTTTCGTCTGGCCGCTGTCCGGGTAAGCCCGCCCATTTTGGAGGATGTTTAACGACTGGTGCAACTTCTCCGTGCTCTCTAGCGGCTCTTTCTGCCGCTGTTTTGGCTTGTAAAGCGTGTAACCGTTCATTTGCCTGCATGAGTGCGATTTTCTCGTCTATGGGGCTTTTAGAGCCTGTCACGGGTGTTTCTTTCGGTTGCTCTGTCACCGTCAGCAACTGTACTGGTTGCAATGCTGCGATCACGGCACCTATAACAAACTGGTTGACACTTTCGCCGTTCTTTTCTGCTTGCGCTTTGATCTGCGGTTCTAGGTCTTTCGGGAATCTAATCATTTGGTTAAATGTTTCCGCCATTTTAGCACCTCCTTTTCTTGTGATATCATCTATGTGATATCATTAGTTTTTTATGATATCATTAGTGTGATATCATGGCTATGATATCATGACATCATTAGTGTGATATCACTTGTTTGATATCGTGATATCACTATAGCATTTTGTGCCTTATATGTCAATATGTTTTTGTGCCTTATTTTAATATTTTTTCGTCGTGCTCCAGTTTTTCCGCAACAGCTAATTTTATAAAATCGTTCACACTCTTATAACCTAATTTATTGATACGGTCTTTTGTGCCAGTTGCAAAACGGCAATTCACCCGTTCAAATTTGTTGTCGTATTTGTAAATTGCTTTCCTTGTTGCGTCCGTTGTTTTTCGCTCCATTGTTTGCACCTCCTTATATAAATGTATCTTTATTATATTTGTTTGTGCCTTATATGTCAATATTATTTTTTATCTACTATAATATAATCATGTTTCTTTTTGTGCCTTATACATTATGCACAACAAAAGCGCTTATTTTGTGCCTTATATTTGTATATTATTGCGTCTTGTTTTTGTGCCTTATATCTGTTATAGTTATCTCAACAAATAAAAAAGCCGGTGACACCTACCAAGCGAACACCGGCACCCAAAAAGAAAGGCACCGCAATTATAACACGGTGAAAAGGTAAAATCAATATGAGAAAGAATGAATTATTAGAAGCAATTGACAACATCAAGGCAAGAAGCGCATGGAATAAAGGTGTAAAGATCTATGCTTATGAGCTTGTAGAATCTCTGGAAGTTGAAGAGATCCCGCAGGACAAAACAGAGTTAAAAAGCCTTTTACTGAATGGCGCCGCTGACTGGAAACAGTACAGTTGGGGCGGCTGCTCTCTGATTTATGATTGTGACATTGCCGAACGTCTCTGTTGCCCGTCTGAGTTAAAAAAGGTTTGTGGCGGCGAGAACAAACCAAACAGATCCGAGGAATGGTTAGACACACAGGCAAGAGCATTAAGCCATTCTTTTGATATAATTTATCATATTGTTAAATTTAGCAAGTAAGACAGGCTTACAACCGGGATCAAGTCCCGGTCTTGCTTTTACCCGGAAACGGGAAAAATTGAAAATATGGAGGAACGAGAAAATGAAAATTATAGAAATTTCGGCGATGCCTGACGGTACAGAAATACAACTAGAGGATTGGCACGATAAAAACACAAAAGATTATAAAGATTTATATGGTTATGTAATAGGTGTATATCCAGTTGCTAAAAATTCCGGTCGTTTGGGTTGGGTAAAATCTGGAGAAAAATTTAGAATATCAATCAGTTATAATAAATTTGCAAATTATACTGATGAAATGGTGTTGAGTGATTTTGAAGCGTTAAAAAATGGAGAAAAAACATTATCAGATTTAAAAGATCATTTTTTTAATAACTTTAAAGATCAATTTTATTTAGGAATTATAGATTTTGAACCTTGACAGCCGCCGCAGAGGATGCCCGCCGGATCACTACCGGCGGCGGTTTTATGGGTGGAATTTACCCAAAAATTAAAAAGAGGAGGTCACCAGGATGAAAGAAAAGAACCTTGAAAGACTTTACAATCTGTTAGAGCGTGCGGAGCGAGAGCACGACACGGAGACAGCCGCCGCCATTCGGTGGGCAATTTTTGAACTTGAAAACAGATAAAAGACGGCTTGCAACCGTCTTTTTGTCGTGTGTTGGGTGATATACTGCCGTTTGGCGGTCTGTTTTCGTTGCTTTTCTACCGGATCCGGTCCGTTCAAATCATGTCCACGGATATATTGACGGTTTGCGTTGTCTTGGTGTACAATCAAATATTACAAGGGGGATTTTGCAAAATGCGAAAAGTGGGAATCGGTCATGTATATGACATCATGGAGAGTGTATCGGATGCCGGGAAACGGCTGGAAACCGTTTTAAATGTAGAATCTGCCAGGGGATGTCTGTCTCCGGAATCTGCGGAGCTGTTGCGGTCTGCGTATGGTTCCATGCTTTCGGCTGTTGGAGACCTTGCGAAAGCTGCGACACGGTGACCGGATGACAGGTTCAAAACGTGCACCGCAGGAGCTTACAAGCGTTTCATGCATTGAATCGGCATAAAAAAATCAGTGAAAAATCTCTGAAAACGGATTTTTCAGCTTTAAAAGTGCTACCCCGGGGGGTATTTTGAAAAAGGCATTATATTTTGACGAAAAAATTTTCTTTCAAAAACCTCTGAAAACGAGATTTTCGGTTAAAAATGCAGACCCACGGGGGTATCAAAAGAAACACATTAAAATTTTTTACGAAAAAAGTCTCAAAAAATGAGATTTTTAATAAAACCTAGAGGGGGAAATATTATGAATTGCTACAAATGTGGTAAAGAAATGAGAGTTGTTCCGGAACAGGTGGCTACGGATGAAAAAGGCTTGCCGGTATATCACAGAATAGGTTATTGCGATGCTTGTATGTCTAAATTTGACATTGATATTGTGGAACAACAAAATAAGAAAAAGAAAAAGCAAAGCATATTAAGTATACTATCTGTTGTATTCACTCTTCTTGGTCTTACAATTCCAGTAGCAATTATTTTAGCCATTATTGATATTGTTAAAGGCGATAAAAATAACAAAAATCACAGCGGTTCATGGTTTTCAATTATTTTTTCTGTAATTGTAATTCTTGTTTATTTTTTAGGTGGTCAAAATGAGGAAAATCAAAATGTTTCAAATAATGTAAGTATAGAATCTGTAATAGAAACAGAAAGTCAAACTATTGAATTACCAGATGAATCAGTTGAAAGCTATTCTACTAATCAAGGAGAAAATACAAATCAAGAAATAGATTCTAAAACAGAGCCTACGGTTGTGCAATCAGAAAGTAATGTAATAGAAAATGAAAATTATGGAGAATATGAGGAGGAAAATGTTTTATCAGAAGAGGACTACAAAGAATCATGTGTCGAATTATTCTATGATGATATATTTTTTTCCCAAGATGATTTAGAGGGAAAAGATGTAAAACTAAATCTTTTTGTGTCAGAACTTTATGAATTAAGAGCAAAAGATATGTATTATGATTATATTCAAGAAATGTTTGGAGAATACAATTTACAAAGGAATTTCTTAAAATGCTGTGTTTTGAGAGAAGGTACTGAAAGCTATATGGGAGAGCAAATCAATGTACTATTTTCTAATGATTATGGATTAAATGCAACAGATTATTCCGGTGGTGAAAAAATAACTGTTTATGGGAAAATAATAGGATACAGTACAAATTCATGGAGAGGTTACAACAAATGTGAATTTATGCCATTATATATAGAGTAATTTTAAGGGCATCCGCAAGGGTGCTCTTATTTTTTATGTTGCGAACCTACGTTCTGCATGATATAATATGTGTCAGTTAGGAAGTCTTGCCCCACGTCCGGAGAGTGAAAGCTGATTAGACAGCCTAGATTGTAACCAAGACCCGGAATAAAGACAGACCAAAAAAAGATTGGAAGTTCGCTACTCCAACAGTAACAGGGGTAGTGGGCTTATTTTTATGCTCTTCTGCCCCATGACAATGTATTTGTTGGAGGTAGAAAATGTTAGTTGAAATCAAAACAGTAAACAAAGAAGAAATAACCGTTGTAACAAGCCTTGATGTTGCGGAAACGTTTGGAAAAGAACATTATCACGTAATTGAAGATATACGTGAGATTGCATCAAAAATTAGTACACCCGAATTTTCGGGGCTATTCTATGAGACAGAATATAAGGCATCAAACGGAAAGAAAAATCCTATGTATTACATGAACAGAGATGGCTTTACACTTTTGGTCATGGGATACACGGGTGAGAAAGCTATGCAGTTTAAGATGGCTTATATTAAGCAGTTTAATGCTATGGAAAAGGCTCTTATTGGCAAAATACGGGAACGTGAAAAAGGAATTGGTGTCCGCAGGGTACTTACGGATAGTTTGCAGAGGACTTCCGAAAATGAACGGATGCACGGTCATGCATACTCTACCTACACCGATTTGATTTATAAATCAGTATTTGGAAAAACAGCAAAGCAATTACGGCTTGACCTTAATATTGGCAACAAAGAAAACATCCGGGATTATCTGACCGAGGAAGAACTACTGTTAGTTCAGAATGCAGAAATGCTTGTAAGTTCACTGGTTGGATACGGTTGGGGATACGGAGAAATTAAGGAATTTTTGGAAAATAAGTCGGTAAATAAACTGGTCGGATGATAGACGCCCTAGATTCAATCTAGGGCATTTTTATTTTTTAAAAAAAGTGCTTGACTTGTAACTCGTAACTTTATATAATGTAACTCGTAACAAGGAGGTGATAACCATAGCACCTAAAAGCAGAGCCGATTACATGAAAAAGCGGAGGGAGAATACCAAAAACTTTAGTGTCGAAATTGAAAAAGAGAAGTTTGACAAGTTAGAAGAAAAACTCTCTGAAAAAGGAATCACTAAAAAGGAATGGTTTAATACCAAAGTTGATGAAGAAATCGGTAACAATTAAAAAGTGATTGCCAGTCCGCAAAAACTTTAGCAATCACTCTTCTGCACCACTCTCAAAGAGATGGTAAATCTATAATACCATTTTTCCGAGAGAGAATCAACAGAGATTTCGGTAACTGTATGCCGTGTCCAAATAACCCGTATTCACGGTAGCGAACAAGTAGCGAATAATGTCACTGAAAACGGCACAGTGACAAGAAATTTGAAATCTCTGCAATCATAGGGCACAGCTTATCTCCCCACCCCATAACAGATAGGTTGTGTCCTATTTTCAAAGAAAAGGAGAAATGACACATGGAAGAATTTGCAAAAATGATTTATAGCCAGTGGCAGAATGAGGATAACACCATAAGTTGGGATGATTACAACGAAGTAATCGGAAAATTGTATGAAATTCTCAATAGCAAGTTAGCTGATAACATAGAGAGAACAATAAACAAGAGAGTATGGAAAGTCCAAGAGAATGCTTTTATTGCAGGATTTTCTTATGCTTGCAAGTGCCTGTCTAATGGCAAGGTAAATATTTGCGTGGATGGAGGTAAAAATAAATGAAAACTTTTACATTGATTTCCATTCCAAAGGAACGATACGAACACATGGTAGAATCATACAGTGCCGTGGTAGCTGAAAATGAAAGACTGAAAGATAAATTGAAGCGAATTGAAAGGCTGGTGAAAGAATATGACGGAACTGGTAAACGTTGAGGGAACAGAACTAGCTGTCAGAGAATACAATGGTCAGAGGGTTGTCACTTTTAGAGATATTGACAACGCTCATCAAAGACCGGCAGGGACTGCATACAGAAACTTTAGGCAGAATAAAAAGTATTTTTCAGAGGGAAAGGACTACATTGTTGTTAAGCCAGATTTTAAGACCTACGAAATTCGTCTATCTGGAATTACACCTAATAAAAAAGGTACTACGCTTATTACAGAGCGAGGATATTTGAAAGTTGTAAAGTCATTTAATGACGAATTATCATGGAAAGTGCAGGATGCTCTTGTGGATGCTTATTTTGCGGTAAAGAATCAGCAACCAACAACAGCAATCGAGGAAAAGCCAGTATTGCCGATTGAGACAGACTGGTTCTGCATCAACCGTTGGAAAATCAACTTTATATGCGGTGTATACAAACTTTCAACAAGGGAATATATGCACAGCCTTTTATTACAGATAGGTAAGACTTATAATTTTGACAATGCCAAGCAGGAATTTATGCGTTGCACTGGAAGATTGCCGAAAAGCAATTCCGAAGTGATTACATATTTCCAAGAATTAGCAGATACCGCCACAAAAATATTGAATGACGATATTGAACACTACAAGGAAATGTGGAAAATCGAGTAGGAGGAATTTCTCCTAAATGAGAAATTCCGACCTCTCACACCACCGTGCGTACCGTTCGGTACAC